CGGGTGTTCCGTCCGTCCGTTGTTATAGCGTTGGGTGGTCGGGTGTTCCGTCCGTCCGTTGTTATAGCGTTGGGTGGTCGGGTGTTCCGTCCGTCCGTCACAAATTACCAAAAAACAAAAAGAAAAGCACGCTTGTGCTTGCGTGCTTTCCGTTGTGCCTATTCTGTTATTTTGCTTTGTATCCGTTTGGGTAGAGGTTTACCGCCTTTTTTCTAATGAATGTTATATGCTCGTGTATTGTGGTCTTGCTACGTTTCATAGCGTCCGCTATCTGTCTTTCACTATATCCCCTTGCAAGGTATGAAAGAACGTTAATTTGTGTCGGTGTTAATGTGCTTGTTATCTCGTCAATGATATGTACTAACTCGCTTTCGTTCTCGTCCTCGTCCGCTTGCGGTGTGTATCTTTCGCCGTTCTTTAAAATGATGTTAATATGTTTGTTTACGCTGATAATTTCGCCGTCTATATCCTCGATATATACAGTACGCATTGCGGTTGCTGATAAGTTGATATTACGTGTACTTCTCAAGTAGCGGTTTAGTGCCAAATATGCTTGGTGATATTGCTCGTCTATTGGCTCGCCTTGCATAATGCTTTCAATGATTGCTAATTGTGCAACGCTTATACAGTCTAGCACGTCAGTATCTGTAATAGTAGGCTTGCGACACTCATTATACAAGCGGTGTTGTATTTCTCCACCTTCTCTTATAATCATGTTTGCGGTTGTACGCTTGACAACTGTTAATGCCCCCGCTTGTACGCCTTGCGTTAAAATGTTTCCATGTGCATCCGTTGTGGTTGCGTATGTTCTTATTGTGTCGGTCTTGCTTTGTGTCAATGTGCTTGCGTGTTCGTGTGCCTCTCTTGCGTTTGTACATTCTACATTGTAGATGTTTTGTGTCTCGTTGTTGCTAATAATGATAGTATATAACATATATACCCGTCCTTTCCGCCTATGTAGGCTATACACTATTGTCTAGCGGTGTACTCGCTGTATTTTGTTTTAGTGTAGCGTGTGCTACTATACACAAGTATAAACGCTAGTTTTGAAAATGTCAACACAATTTTTTAGTTTTAGTTTTGAGTGTTGCTTTTCGTGCTTATAGCGTTGGGTGGTCGGGTATTTTGTACGCGAAAATAAAAATAATTGTTTTTTGTGAATATTGCACAATATAGAACAGTTGTTTGTATATGCGTGTCTGTCTATGTTACAATTTCGCACTATGTCACATAGGGGGGTATTTTCCATATTTTCGATCCCTTGCAAATTGCTAAAATAGGCAAGTTGCTTCATCACACTAGCACCAATCCTCTTTTTCTCTCAGATCACTTTTCCTTCCATAAACGTCAGGAGAACTCGCATCTATCGTTTCCTTATTAAATAAGAAGAAAACATCGTACTTTTCAGATAATACCCAGACATCGCATCTTAGGCAGAATGAACTAATATTTCTTTAAATTATTTTCAAAAAAGGTCTTGACAACTACTCCATTTAGCTGTACACTATCCATAGTGAATGCAACTTTAAAGACTAACAGAAAGGACTTGATAGCATGGAAGCAACCATTATTTCAGTAGACTTCGCAGCAAGACATAAAGAGAAGCAAAACAGAATAATTAACGCTAACGCTGTAGAGAACTCCCGAAGACGTTGTTGCTCCGGTCTCATTCAGCCAGCAAAGGAACAAGTTCATATTGAGATAGCGAATGAGCATACATCAGAACCTATCAAGAGTTTGGATGACATTGACCGTATCTCTAAGTACTTAATAGATAACGGAAGATACAGAGATAATATGTTATTCATCGTAGGTATCAACTTTGGGCTTCGTGTCAGCGATTTACTTCAGCTCAGATTCACACAGCTCATAGATGATAACTTCTCTTTCAGAACTACATTCCCTATTCTGGAGAAGAAAACCAAGAACACACGTAAGGTTAAGCGTAACAGATACATCTCAATCAACAATGCTGTAATGGATGCAGTTACCTTATATCTACAGCATTCTGAATGCAGACTAGATGATTACATGTTTAAGAGTGAAAGCAACAGAGGTTCTAACCAGAATAAGCCGATGAGCAGGATGTCAGTAGACCGCATCTTAAAAGAGATTGCTTCTACTCTCCAACTGGAGAATAAGATGGCTACTCACTCGATGCGTAAGACGTTTGCTTATCATCAGATGGTAATGTCCAACAACGATCCACGTAAGCTACTCTTACTACAGAAGATGTTTGGACACTCATCTGCGGCTCAGACATTGGATTATATTGGTATTACTGGTGAAGAGATTGAGGAAGCATACATGAAGCTGAACTTAGGAAGTCGCCAGCACTACCTCGTAGACAGTGATATTGGAGAAACCGCTTTAACAGTATCGTAGCTATCTACATCGCACCTTGACAATTGAATATTGACTGCTAACAGTACATTATCTTGCTTGAACCCAACAACTGTAAACCGAAATACCTAACAATGTAGCTGGGTATTTCGTACTTCATTTACAATGGAACTAAAGAATGTCTCCGTCTATTAGACCCCATTTTTCAAAAGCCTTTATTTTCGGGCTTTTCGGGCATCGAAAAATCAATTTTACAACCCGACGGAAGTAAATCGGAGGTCTCGGAGCTTCTTTAGATGATATAGATTTACAAGAAAAGGAGATATTGAATGGCAATCAAAGTATGTGATGCTATTATGGGTTCTGGGAAATCCAGTGCGGCTATCAACTATATGAACGCACACCCTACCCAAAAGTTTATATATATAACTCCTTATCTCGAAGAGGCGGTCAGGATACGTGAGTCCTGCCCTTCTCTTCACTTTAAGGAACCAAGCAACAAGATTCCAGAGTTTGACTTTAGGAAGTATAAGCATACCGTGGAACTTATTAAGTCTGGTGAGAATATTACCAGTACCCACAATATGTTCTTACGTTACTCGGATGATATGATTGATATGATTCGAGAACAAGGGTACACGCTAATTGTGGACGAAGCCGTTGAGGTTTTACGTCCGTCTTCTATCACAAGGTCGGATATGATGCTTCTGGAAAGTGCCGGATGGGTTTCCAAAGAGGGGGATGTAATCAAATTACTACCTTCATTTAACTACGAATACGGATTAGCCAGTGAAATTGTAGCCTTATCTAAAGGCAACCGACTTGTTGATATGCCTGAAACGAAGCAACAGGGAAATGCATACTACTACTGGTTATTTTCTAAGGATATATTGACTGCATTTAGAGATGTATTCGTACTGACCTATCTATTTAGTGCACAAACGATGAAATATTACTTTGATATAACCGGTATAGATTACCAGATGATAGGAATTCATAGAGATGAGTCTGGTTACTATTTTAATGATGTTCCGGAATACATTCCGGCATATACCGAAAAGCTATCGGAGAAAATACATATATTTGAGAACGAAAAAATGAATGCCGTCGGAAACGACAAACACGCCTTGTCTTTCACATGGTTTAAGAAAAGTACTGATACCGTGAAAAAGAACAAAGAGATATTAAAGAAGAATGTTTATAATTTCTTTATCAATTACCATAGAGACAAACCGTCAAAGACAAGATTATGGGCTACTTATAAAAGTGGCGAAGCTTTACTGAGAGGTAAAGGTTATTTTTACAGTGATATTGCTTTTAATGCAAAGGCAACTAATAACTATCGAGATAAACAGGTGCTTGCATATTGTGTAAACATCTTTATGCAGCCAAATGAGAAGACATATTTATTAAACAGTGGTGTTGAGATACAGGAAGACAGATATGCATTATCTGTTATGATACAGTGGATTTGGCGTTCTGCTATCCGGGATGGAAAAGAGATATGGATATATATCCCAAGCAAACGAATGAGAACACTACTGCAAGATTGGATTAAAGAAACGGAAAATAATTATATACATATAAAGGGAGAACAAAATAGATGAGCAAGACATTAAATGATGCACAGAGAAAATTAGTTGAGGAAAATCATAATTTGATTTATTCCTATTTACATAGTCATAAATTAAGCCTTGATGCAATTGAGGATTGGTATGGAACTGCTGCTGTCGGTTTATGTAAGGCAGCACTTGTATATGATGAGAGCCGTGGAGCCAAGTTCTCTACTCTCGCATATATTTGTATGGATCGTGAAGTAAAACAGATAATGAGAAAGAGCAAACGAAGTGTTAAAGCGAGCATGAGTTTAGACGCAGAGCTTAATACTGGTGACGGTGGATGTTATCTTACAGATTTAATCGCAGACCCATATGACTTTACTAGCACGATTTTTATTAATGATGCTATTAGAATTGCAACCGAAGGATTGAGCGATAGAGATAAGGCGGTAATTCATATGATTGTAGATAATGGCATGAGCCAGAAAAAGACCGGAGACCAAATGGGAATATCACAAGCACAGGTTTCCAGAATCTATAAGACATACCTTGGTAAAATCAGAGCATATTTTAATGATTAAAGCTTCTTTTTTTTTCAAGGTATCAACACAACTATAAAGAGTATAAAGGAGGGATACGTTATTTCTAAGCAAATGACATCTCAAAAATACATATTTAAAATCCACAGTGCTCGATTACGAAAAGCAAAGTGGAATCTTACTCTTCCGCTTTCTGAAGCAAGGAAGAATGATGAGGTAATTTCTCTTAGCGACAGCCAAATGTTACGCTGGATTGACGAATTAAACGGTATTGAAAATGCTGATTTTGTGGCAAAAAAGCTTAAAAATGACATAAAAATGCTCAAAAAACAGCCAAATTCGCTCCAAAATCGTCGAGAAATCAAAAAACTGTATGAACAGCTAGATAAAGTACAGTATAAACCGGATTATATGTGTCTGGTCATTGATAAAGAGAAAGACTACCGTAGAGCCTGTCGTGGCTTCAAAATAAATGGTGTTAAGTACACAAGATTATTGGGAACTAACGGTGGAGTTAAGAACGAGACGATTGTATTTGTAAGTGAACGACTTGCACCGGTGCTTCGTGAACGTATAAACAATGGACGTGACGAAAGTGTTAAGTTAATTCCTGCAAAATTTGAAGCGTACAGAGCGTTAACATGCAGTGGTTCTACCCCGGTATCTATGCCAAAAGGTATTTTGGTGGTAAATGATTGCGAAACTGAGTTCTATGAAGATATTATCAGCCTGAACGATGCAAATAGCGATGAGCCAGTAATGAAATTTATCCAAAATACCAAGGTTGAACTGAATGAGTCGGACGGATATGGTCTTATGCTGCCCTCTCTTGCTCAGAGATGGTCGGAAGAACTTGGTCTTGATTATATGGTAAGTGGTGTTAACACCCGTTTTTCATGGGAAAAAGGTATGGTTTTCTGCTTTGATTTCGTGGAATTTGCCGATAAAGTAGCTAAAAATCGTATCGTAAAGGATGCGTGGGGTAATGAAGTAGACGTTTCTACGGTTGAACTTATCTTAACTACATCTATGCTGAAGCTTTGGAGATGCTACGAAAGTGTTGAGCATTATCTTGAATGTTGCGAAAAGAACCATTATACATTTGGTATTGCGAAAACATGTCCGAAAGAGCTCGAAAGCGAGCGTGATTTGAACTATCAGTTTATCCAGAGCTACAATTTGGACGACGAACAGATTAACGAATTGATTCAACCGACCATTGATGATATCAAAGACATTTTGTCTGGTGATTACAAAAAGGCTATTCTATTTCTAAAGGGAATGTACCTTAATAATACCAATATCAATTTTGTAGAGAATGATTTTGCAAAGGCAATGATGATTGACAAGCGTATCTATAATGACCCGTTCGTTAAGCGAAAGATATATCAAATGATTCGCAAGAGAATCAACGATGCAAAAATTGGTGTAATTCGTGTTCATGGTAACTACTCCATTGTATGTGGTGATCCTTATTCATTATGCCAAAGCATGTTTGGTCTTCCAGTAACCGGTCTTTTGAAGAAGGGTGAAATTTATAACAAGTACTGGTTAGATAGCGGAGCTGATAAGGTGGTATGCTTCCGAGCACCAATGACTTGTCATAATAACATCAGACTTGCTACTGTCGCAGGTGGAGAAGAAATTGAGCATTGGTATCAGTACATGACGGCTTGTACCCTTTTTAACTCATGGGATTCCGCTGCTCACGCACTAAATGGTATGGATAAAGACGGCGATCTTGTAATGATTACGGACAATCGCGTGCTTGTAGATAATTTCCGTCCTCTCCCATCTATCATGTGTGCTCAGAGAAATGCAACAAAAATTCAAATCACCGAGGATGCCCTTATCCAGTCCAATATCGACAGCTTTGGTGATGATATCGGTAAAACAACAAACTGGATTACCACAATGTTTGACGTGCAGGCACAATTTTCTCCAGATAGTGAGGAGTATAAGATATTGGATTATCGTATTATGTGCGGTCAGTTATATCAGCAAAATGCAATTGATAAGGCGAAAGGTATTATTGCGAAGCCAATGCCTAGAGAATGGTATGATAGAATATCAAATCGCATTGTCGAAGGACTGACCGAGGAAGAAATTGCACAACGTCAGCTCAATCTTCGCATTCTGGCTGATAAGAAGCCTTATTTCATGAGATATATCTATCCAAATCTCATGAGTCAATATAATACATACATAAAAAATACAGATAAAAAATGCGTTCGTGAGTTCCGGCAGACGATTGAAGAGTTATTATCGAAAGATACTGCTGAGTTGACTGAAGCTGAAGCAGAGTTTATCAATTACTACTACATGCGTATGCCGGTAGGTATGCATGATTGCGTAATGAATAAGATTTGTCGTAGATTTGAGGATGAGTTTGATAATTATTTTTTAAAGAATGTATCTGACGAAGATTTTGACTACGATATTATGAAAAGCGGTCAAACATATACGGCTACTCAGTACAAGGCAGTTGAGAAGTTATATGAACAATACACAAAGCGTTTACAGGAATATATGCAATTTAGCAAGCGTGAGCGTATTGACGAGGATGAATCCGCAAGCAGACGAAGTATTATGGTTAGAGACTTTAAGATTGAATGCCAACGTGCTTGCTCTAATTCAGCACAGTTGTGCGATATCATTTTAGATTTATGTTACAGCAGAAGCGGCTCCAAACAGTTCTGTTGGGACATTTGTAGCGAAGAAATCATTGATAATTTACTTGCGAATAACAACAATCTACTCTTCTATCCGGTTATGAATAATGATGGAAATATTGAATTTTGCAGAAAGAAATTCTCACTAGAATGTATGGAGGTACATAAATGGCAAATATCGTGTTAAATGAACGTGCCTATGCTGAAGACGCTATTGCGTGTCTTCGCATAGGGAATAAACCAATAGAAACTCTCGGACGTATAGCTCGCTACTATTTTAGTGAGGGTTATAAAAAACAGGAAATCGGCGGACTAATTGAAGACTTTATGTTGAAGTGCGACCCGACAGTCAATATTGTTAAGTGGCAAAATACAATCGACAGCCTTGTTAAGACATGCGATAAGTACGAACTGGTCGATGTTTCTGGTGTTGCAATTACCCAAAATGAAATGGATAAGATACAGTCACTGAATGGTAAGTTACTCCAAAGACTGATGTTTACCATGCTTTGTCTTGCCAAATTGGGTAATGAAATCAGCCCTGCAAATAATTGCTGGGTAAATAAAAAGGATAAAGATATATTTAGTTTAGCGAATATATCAATTACAACAAAGCGTCAGTCACTTATGATAAATGATTTATGGACGCTTGGATACATAGGATATAGCCGAGTTGTTGATAATACAAACATTAATGTAAAGATTATTGATTATGAAAGCCCTACCGTTCTGTTTGTGACAGACTTCCGTAATCTTGGCAATCAATATATGAGATATTGTGGTGAGAAATACTTTGAATGTCAATGTTGTGGTATTGTGGTTAAGAAAGAATCGAATGTACAAAGATATTGTAAGGAATGTGCAGTTGAAATGAATCGCCAGAAGACGTTGGAGAACTGGCGAAATTCTTTTACATAATCAACACAATTTTAAAGTTTAGTAGATTTTTTGATTTAGAACATTGCCAAAAGGTGCGAAATCACGCACCTTTCTGGGCATGTGTCATTAAATCTTAAATGAATACAAAAAGCATGGAATTTTCCAATCTACTCATGGGAGAGTGAGCAGAATTGGTATTGCAGCGGTCTGTAAAATCGTGGCTTAGGCATTGGTGGTTCAAGTCCACCCTCTCCCACTCTTATAACGAAATGAAAGGAAATCGAAATGATTAGTATTTCAAAGACAGAAACAAAGCTTATTAGAAAGTATTTCCCGTATGTACATATCAGACGAACAGTTCATAAGTACTACATGGAAGAAAACAAGAAAGCTATGGATTTCTTAAAAAATTATAAAAATTATAAATAAGGAGTAACTCGATGTTAGCAAAACAGCCAAATGAAAGCGAATTCGAGTATCACAAGCGACTGGTTTACGGTAAGCTCGTTGATAAGACTCTGGCTGATGAAGACTATTCTGAACTTGCCACTTATGTATACGGCAAGGAATATAGCAGCGATGTTGCTCGACGCATGATGTATGGAAGCTGTAGAACATTGCAACTCATCGACCAAATTTCAGAGAAGAATATTCTCTCACCAGATATGGAAAGTATTATTGGGGAATTGGATGAGAAGAAAATTGAGCTTCAAAAGGAAAGACAAAAGTTTTTCGATCAACGAAGAGAATTACATAAGCTAATCTCAAGTGATGCGAGACAAGAACATTTATATGAATCACTAATTAATGCAGCAAATAGATTAGATGAATCTGTTGGTTCTTTATTTAAGGATATTCCTAATATGAACCTTCCGTATTCTGACTCTGATGCAATATTAGTATTTTCTGATTGGCACTACGGATTGGTAGCAAATAACATATTTAACGTTTATAACACAAAGATATGTGAAGATAGAGTTGGTCAAATAGTCGCATCTGCAATAGAAAGACTAACTCTTCATAAATGTAGACGTTTGCATATAGTTGTACTTGGAGATTTATGTCATGGTGCAATTCATACCAGTGCTCGTGTGGCATCTGAAGAACATGTATGCGACCAGCTAATGCGTGCTTCAGAGATTTTAGCTCAAGCTATCGAAATTTTAGCACAGTATACAAATGAAACTTATGTTTATACAACATATGGTAATCATGCACGTACTGTACAAAACAAAAACGATAGCATTCATAGGGATAATATGGAACGTATCGTCCCTTGGTGGCTTACTCAGAGATTATCAAAGTACGATAATATTTCAATTGTTGAAGACGACGGACACGAATTCTTATTCTTAACATCATGTAATCATGGATTTTGTGCTAGTCATGGAGATAATGACTCCGTTAGAACTTCTACAAGACTGCTTCCTACTCTATTTCAAAAGAAATATGGAAGAGATGTCGAATACATATTACTTGGCGATAAGCACCATAGAGAAAGTTATGATGAATTAGGTGTTACCGCTATGCTATGCGGTTCATTATGTGGAACCGATGATTATGCGAATAATAAACGTTTATATTCTGAACCATCGCAATTATTACTAATTGTAAATGAAAAATGCGGTGTTGATGCAGAATATCGTTTAAAGTGTGAATAAAAATTGGAAGGAGTGACCTGTATGGCAAGGAAAACAAGGTTGAATAATTTGACGAGTCCTGAATTGCTTGCACAGGTTAATCCGGACAATCAAAGACTGATTGATGATTATGTAAATTATCTGAAATCAATTCAACGTAGTGAAACAACAATCTTCGTATATCAAAACGATTTACAGATTGCATTTGTTTGGTGCTTAAAACACAACAATAATAAATTTTTCGTGGATTGGACAAAAAGAGATATTGTTTCATTCCAAAACTGGCTAATCAATGTTAATGGAAATAGTCCTGCCAGAGTAAGGCGTATCAAAGCTACCCTGTCAAGTTTATCTAATTTCATTGAAGCGGTTATGGACGATGAGTATCCTCAATTCAGAAATATTATACATAAGATCGAAAATCCGGTAAACCAACCGGTACGCGAAAAGACTGTTCTGTCAGACGAACAGATTGACACGCTGCTCTCCTATTTGGTTGAGCATAAAAAATATGATAAGGCTTGTTTAGTCGCTCTTGCGGTATGCTCAGGCAGACGTAAGGCAGAACTTACTCGTTTTAAAGTGGATTATTTTAAAGAAGAAAATCTGATTTGTGATGGTGCATTATATAAAACAAGTGAGAAAATCAAGACAAAGGGTCGTGGTATAAACGGTAAACAAATTTATTGTTATACTCTTGCAAAGAAATTCAAGCCTTATTTTGATATGTGGATGAACTATCGTAAAGAAAATAATATTGAAAGCGAATGGTTATTCCCATTAAGTAGCGATCCTACAAAACATATTAAGCCAGAAACACTTAATAGCTGGGCTAATACGTTTGGTAGAATCCTTGGTGTTGATTTTTACATGCACTCTTTAAGACACAGTTGGACAACCGGTCTTATAAGAGCTGGCTTACCAGAGACCGTAATTAAAGAATTGGCTCAATGGTCAAATCTCGACATGGTTTCTGTATACAATGACTGCGAGGCAGAGGAACAGTTTGCGAACTATTTCAAGAATGGTGAAATTAATGTTGCAAAACGTACCTCTTTGCAGGACTTATAATTTGAAGAATGAAAGGAATATACATACATGTTAAAAAGAAATGATATTATCGAGCGTTTAGCTCTAAAGGGATATACAAAAAAGGATGCGGGAATTATTCTTGATGACTTGGTAAGAATGATTACCGAAGCACTTGTAGCCGGAGAGTCTGTACAGATTCATGGTTTCGGCACTTTTGAAGTTAAGGAATGTGCTCCACGTTCAACGATTGATTTACAGACGAAAGAACGTATTGTTATCCCTGCATATAAAGCACCTAAGTTTACTGCCGGTAAATTACTAAAACGTGCAGTAAAAGAAGGTTTTATCAGAGAATAATTGGTGATGTGCTATGCCAAAAACAAGTAAAGTTCAAACTAGCACAAAGCCAAAGCAGGCAGCTCCTATTGAGGAGGAACGCAAAGAATTTTATTGTTGTAGGTGTGGCAGACATCATAAGCGTCAGAAGGGCAATTACCCTGCTTCACAGAGTCCACTATATAAGGGAAATGGCGGATATTTAGCCACTTGCAACCATTGTATAGACGAGCTATTCGAACATTACAAATACGCTCTTGAAAGTGAAGTTGAAGCAATTAAAAGAATATGCTTAAAGTTTGATATTTACTGGAATATGGAAATATACTCCATGTTAAACAAGGCAAGTACCAGTCAGTCTCGTGTTCGTGCGTATATAAGTAAAACCAATTTATATAAGTATATCGGCAAAACTTATGACGATACACTTGATGAAGAATATATGGATATGCTTGAGCAAGAAGAATCTGAAAATATTGTTATAGATAATGCTGAGAGCATTCCTGAAATAGACGGAATTGATTTAGACCCAGCGATTGTAGAATTTTGGGGTACTGGATTTGAGCCTAGTTTTTATCTTGAATTAGATAGAAAATATAAATATTGGACTTCTGGACTTCCAAAAACACTGGATAAAGGCGAAGAAGCTATTTATAAGCAGGTTTGTATTTTGGAAGCAACAATAAATAGAGATAGTGCTGCTGGAAAGTCTATCGAAAAGAATGTCAATGCGTTAAATACACTGCTTGGTAGTGCGAACTTAAAACCAAGTCAAAAGAAAGCTGATGATGCGGCTGAAACCGCATTTGATGGAATGCCTTTTGGAGTAGGTATTCGTATGTATGAAAATTCACGACCAATACCACAACCAGACCCTGAGTTTCAGGATGTTGATGGTATTGTGAGATATATTTCCATTTGGTTTTTAGGACATTTATGCAAGATGCTTGGAATTAAGAATACATACTGCAAGATGTACGAAAAAGAATTGGAAAAAATGCGTATTGATAATCCAGAGTTAGATGAAGAAGATGATGAAGCATTGTTTGAAGACATTTTTGGTGGTGAAACATAATGGCAACGTCCAATATTATCACTACCATGAACTCCCACCAAAGAAGCGATAGACAGCAACGTATTCTGGATGGCGTTGCTGCCTATGCTGGATATTATAGAAGTAATCCGCATCGTTTCGCAAAAGACTTTCTTCATCTTGATTTACGTTTATTTCAAAAGATATTACTGTTTATGATGAATTTAAGTAGCACATTTGTATTTATTGCTTGCCGTGGTATTGGCAAGACATATTTATGTGCTATTTTTTGTTGTATTCGTTGTGTACTTTATCCGGGTACAAAGGTGTGTATTGCATCTGGTACAAGAGGGCAAAGTTTAAACGTACTTGAAAAGATCATGACAGAACTTAAACCAAACTCACCAGAGTTGGCATATGAGATTGACGATAAGGAAACGAGAACAAATGGTAATGATGCCAAAATTGTTTTTAAGAATGGTTCCTATATCAAAGTTGTTACCGCAAGCGATAGTAGCCGTGGTAATCGTGCTCATGTGCTGATTATAGATGAGTTTAGAATGGTAAAAAAAGATGTTATTGATACCATTCTTAAGAAGTTCCTTTCTAATCCAAGACATCCAAAATATTTGGATAAACCGGAGTATAAGCATGATAAAAGCTTAAAGGAACCATTAAAAACAATGTACCTCTCTTCTGCGTACTATAAAGACCATTGGTCTTATTTGAAAAGCAAAGATAGTTGTAAATTTATGTTGGACGAACGTAGAAAGGACTTCGTTTGCGGATTTCCGTACCAGCTTGCTCTTCATGAGGGATTATTATCCGAAGAACGTGTTATTGAAGATATGACAGAAGCTGATTTTAGCGAAATTAAGTGGTCTATGGAAATGGAAGCACTGTTCTGGGGAGACTCAGATGGTGCCTTTTTTAATTTTGAGTCCATTGCTAAAAATAGACGTATTCAATATCCAATGTTACCGGATAGTTTGTCTTCAAAACTTACAACAAATACAAAGGTACGAATTCAACCAAAGCAGAACGGGGAAAAAAGAATTTTATCTGCCGATATCGCTTTAATGTCAAGCAGTAAGCATAAAAATGACGCTACTGCTATTTTTATAAATCAATTATTACCAACCAAAGCAGAACGATATTCAAATAATATCGTGTACACCGAAACGTCTGAAGGAGAACATACTGAGGATCAGGCTCTTCGTATTAGAAAATTATACGAGGAATACAACTGCGACTATATTGTATTGGACTGTAAAGGTGTTGGTTTCGGTATTTTCGATGCCCTTGTAAGAGATATAACAGACCCTGAAACAGGCGAAATATATCCTGCTCTATCCTGTTGTAATAACGCTGAGATGGCTGCACGATGCACAAGCAAAGGTGCAGATAAGGTTATTTGGGCTATAAACGGTTCTCCACAGTTTAACTCGCAATGTGCTGTTCAGTTAAGAGAAGGTTTTAAGACCGGAAAGATTAGATTGTTATCAACGGAGTATGATGGCGAAGAATCTCTTGCTGCTTTAAAAGGGTTTAACTCCCTTACTTCTTCTGATAAGGTTCTTTTTACATTGCCTTATATTAACACTACATTGCTAATTAATGAACTTATCAACTTAAAACACGAGGAATCTGGTGGTTTCGTAAAAGTATTTGAAAAGGGTGGAATGCGAAAAGACCGATACTCAAGTTTAAGTTATAACTATTGGGTTGCCTGTCAGCTTGAAAAAAGTATTCGTAAGCGTTCAAGCGGAAATGATAGCGTAAAAGACATATTCATGTTTAGAGCACCCAAGATTAAATAATACAAGGCGGTGATAACCTACATGAACAAAAAACAAAAACAGATTATTGTATCTGACGGACAGTCGGCAACAAAGTCTGCCTTTGATAAAAATATGAAAGTTAACGATATGTTTCATTTGCCTCAGAGGTTTGCCGGATTAAATAAACTGATTTTAAGAGACTTAAATGGTGTAGGCACATCACCAACCTTTTATCTGTATACAAAAGACCAGATTACGGAATTTATTAAGAACCCATATACAAACGAAAAAAGTATCAGAAATGCTGTAATTTACATATATAATGCGAGCTCGCATTTTAGACGTTTAATACAATATTTCTCAAGTCTATCAGATTTGTCTTATGTTGTTTCTCCATATAAAATTGATACTTCCTCTGCGAAACCACAATCAATTAGAAGGAACTACCAAAAGACAATCAATCTACTTTCTTCAATGGATATAAAAAATCAATTTGCAAAGGTACTTACCGTTTGCTTACGTGAAGATGTATTTTATGGGACTATGTGGGTGACAACAGACAGTATTATTATTCAACAATTGCCGTCTGATTACTGTACCGTATCTGTAATTGAAGATAATGTTTTAAATGTGTCATTTAACTTCTCATATTTTGATAGTAATTCACAGTACTTGGAAATGTATCCAACAGAATTCAAAGCAAAGTATGATGCTTATCAAAAAGATAGAACGGGAATGAAGTGGCAAGAATTAGACTCTCCTACTTCTTTCGCCGTTAAATGCAATAACGATATTTTGAATTATGCTATCCCACCATTCGCAGGATTATTACGTGAGGTTTATGACTTAGAGGATTATAAGCAGTTAAAACTCACCAAGACTGAGCTTGAAAACTATGCAATGTTAGTTATGAAGCTTGGTATAAATGAAGAAGGTGAATGGGAAATGGATTTAGATAAAGCTAAAGAATTTTGGAGGAACTTAGATAACGTTCTTCCGGAAGAGATTGGCTCTGTCTTATCTCCTATGCAGATTGATAAGATTAGTTTTGAAAGAACTCATTCTGGCGAAACAAATACAGTTGCTGATGCGGAGCAAAATTTATTCTCAGCAGCGGGTGTGTCAAGTTTACTTTTTAATAATGAAAAAGCATCTGCTAATGCACTTACTCTTTCGATAAAAGCAGACCAAGCACTGACGTATGGCATTGTAAAAAGTATCGAGGGTGTGTTGAATCGTTTTATTCATGCACAGTCCTATGGGAAGAATTTCAAAATTACATTTTTAGATTGTAGTCCTTTTAATAGAAAAGAACTTGGAGACGCATATCTCAAAGCGTGTCAATTTGGTATGCCTATGGTGTCTTATTATTGTGCATCTCAAGGTCTTGGTCAGGACGAAATGGATGGTATGAATTTCTTAGAAGATGATGTGCTTGGAATCAAAGCAAGATTTATTCCACTACAAAGTTCATCTACGCAATCTTCTGATTCTAACGCTAGTAGTGACGCTGGTAGGACGGAGAAAAATATCGACGAGCTATCTGAATCTGGAGAACAGACCAGAGAGGATGCTTAATTTACGGGCAAAAGGAGAAAAATATGTTTATTTATGTTATGGATACAGAAAGTAGAGACATATTGGTTGATCGTGGGTTTGAACTATTAAAGGCAAATGACAAACAAACAGTTTGGGTGTTTGTCAATAAGCCAGAACTTACTTTTGACACGATTGACATTCCGTGCGTTGTCTCAGATGTACTTACTTTCTGATAATATAAATCACTCAAAAGGCGGTGATGAATAATGGGCGAAAGAAAATTTAGCATTGTATACGAGTCTGCCGTTGAGAAATTAACAGAAATCAACTCCTCTTTCGACAGAGGTGTTTTGAGAGTTGCGTATACGGGCAAAAATAGAAATAAGTCATTCATCAGCAAAAGCACTTTTGAGAAGTGTATAGACACAATCTATAATTGTCCGATTGTATGTAACTACAACCGGGAAACAGACTCTATCGGTGCACACGATGTTGAAATTGTAAAAACCAGCAAAGGTATGAAGCTGGTAAATATTACACAACCGGTAGGTGTTGTTCCAGAATCAGCAAAATACTGGTGGGAAACCATTGAAGAAGATAATGGGGAAACACATGAATATTTGTGTATCGAAGTTATTATCTGGAAACGCCAAGAGGCTTACACAAAAATTAAAGAGAATGGTATTACAGACGAATCTATGGAGATTAAAGTCAAAAGCGGTAAAACCGTTGATGGCTATTATCACATAGATTCTTTTGAGTTTACAGCCTTTTGTTTATTAGAAAGTGCTGAACCATGTTATGAATCAGCTTGTGTCGAACTCTTCTCTTTAAGTGATTTCCATGAACAATACACAAAGATGATGACTGATTTTAAAGAACATTTTTCACAGGTCAATACCTCTAATGAGGATGACATAAATCCACAAAATATCACACAGAATCTCTCGAAAGGAGGAAATATCTCATTGGATAGAATGGAGCTTTTAAAAGAATACGGGTTAACCGTAGAAGCACTCGATTTCAACATTGACGATTTTACAGTTGATGAATTGAGAGCAAAATTTGAAGCGATGAAGAAAAAGACTGTCGAGAGAGATGGCGATGACGACGATGATGATGCATCAACAGACCCAAAAGAACCTGAAACAGATGATGAAGGTGCTGAAGGTAATGATGATGATATATCAAACGAAGGCGAGCAGAATGATAATCCCGATGGAGACGGTGATGAAACATTTTCACTAACTGCTGAACAGTTTTTATCACAGTTATTTGAATCTCTGTCAGAGGTCAAATATACAGACCCATATTGGGGCGAAATGTCCAAATATATGTATGTTGATTATGATTCCAGCGTATCTGAAGTTTATTGCTATGACTGCGAAGATTGGAAGCTATATGGCTTCGCTTATTCCATGAATGGCGATAATGTTGTAATCGACTTCGACAGCAAGAAGAGAAAGAAATTCTCCATCGTAGATTTTGATGAAGGAAGTGCTGACTTCGATTATAAATATGCATTTGAATCTTACGGAAAGACAATCGTTGCATTTAAAGATGCTGAAATGTCACGTATCAAAGCAGATTCTGAAGAAAAGTACAATCAGGCTTCTCAGACAATCACTGATTTACAGTGTGAGGTTGACAGTCTAAAAGAGTATCAAAAATCAAAAATGGATGAAGAACGCAAAGATGCCGAAGAGGAACTATTCTCTCGTTTTGCAGAACTTAACGGTATTGAAGCATTCGAGAATCTTCGTAGCAACTGTTCCGAAATGACACTTGAAGCAATTGAAAGTAAGTGTTTTGAGTTAAAAGGACGTAATGCTGCACAACTGAATTTCTCAGTTAACAAACCAAAATCTACTCGTATTGCGGTAGAGAAAAATAAATTAGACGACGAACCGTATGGCGGTCTGTTTGTACAATATCCGCCTACAAACAATTAAGGAGGACAAAAGTTTATGGCTTATACAGTAATTAGAACTGATCTGCTTTCTGGAACTGATGTTGCAGCAGATTTAGTTTCTTTAAGAGTTTATGACGCTGATGATAAAGCTATTGCCGTTGAAAACGGTACTATCGTTGAGCTTAAAGGCTATGAAGAAGGTCAGCGTGAAGTTATGAAAGCGGTACTTGCTACTGCTGCAAGTGATGTAAATAATTGTGCAATCGTTGCTTCTGAAGAAGTTATGTACGATGAACGCAAGAAAAACTTAGATGAGTTTATTAATGAGGCTGGTGCTATCTGCCGTGGTTATATTCCTCGCAGTCGCAATATGTACTCTGTAACAAAAGATGGCTTTGTTGGTGGTACTGCTCCATCCGCTGTTGGTGCTGAGGTTGGTCTTGGTGCTGATGGTAAGTTAGATGCTGCTGGTACAGGCTATGGTAGCGTAATGGCTATCGAGATTGCTGGTCGCTATACATACTATGTCATCAAAATTGCTTAATCTATAAGGAGGAATAATACTATGGCTGATTACAAAGATATTGTAAGACTTGCCGTTGATGCATACCACGGTACACCTACCAAGTATTCTGTTGGCGAGTCTATGGACGTGCTTCGTCAGGCATTGATTGAAGCAAACGGTGGAAGCACCGTTCTTGATTACAAGGCTATTCGTGATGGTAAATGTAATGGTTTGTTCACATTAGTTGAAGAAATCCTTGCTCGTACTATCGTTGAAGGCTTTCAGGGAGATGAGTACTTTAATGCACTCGTTGACTTCCGTAACGTTGCCCTTGGTGACAAAAATGAATTCGTTGTTGAAGACAGCAACTTATTCGTAGTTTCTGATGCTGCTGATGGTACTCAGGGTATTCGTCGTCAGAGACTTGGCGGACAGAGCAAAACTTCTATTCCTACTACTTTCAAGGTTGTAAAAATCTATGAAGAGTTAAATAGAGTTTTATCTGGACAGGTAGATTTCAACAAGTTCATTCAGACTGTTGCTGAATCCTTCCGCAAAAAGTTACTCGACGATATCTATGCATTATGGAATACTGCTTCTGCAACTGATTTTGGTGGTGCAGTTTACTTCCCTGCTGCTGGTAGTTACGACGAAGATGCATTACTTGACGTAATTGCACACGTTGAAGCTGCTGCTGGTGGTAAGACAGCAACTATCATCGGTTCCAAGAAGGCTGTTCGTAACTTAGCTCCTGCTATTCAGGGCAATGAGTCTCGTAGCGACCTTTACAATATGGGTTACTATGGTAAGTTCTATGGAACTCCTGTAGTTGTAACTCCACAGCGTCACAAAGTTGGCTCTACCGACTTCGTTTTCGATGACAATGTTTTAACAATCATCGCAGGCGATGACAAGCCTATCAAGTGTGTTTATGAGGGTCAGTCTACTGTTCTGCTTGGTAATCCAACAGATAACAAAGACTTTACTCAGGACTACTTCTATGGTGAAAAGTATGGTATGGGTATCGTACTTGCAGGTGGTAACGCTGGTATCGGTAGATACGAAATGACTGCCTAATCAACTCAATAATCATGGGGCGACACTACACTGTTGCCCCTTTTATATTACCGAATTAAAGGAGATAAGAAATGGCAAATACACGTTCAAAAGTATCAAAAACAACTACGTCTAATGCTACACAGAACACTGTTAAAGCTACAGAACATGCTGTTGTTGATACTACAAATGAAAACACAACTCCAAGACAGCAATATAAGGTTAAGAAGAATCTTGACCCTAATATGATTATCACTGTAAAAAACGGATTTCAGGGTCGTTTAATCTATAAGAGTAGACGTACTCAGGAGCGTTTTGAGTGGACTGGTTTTGGTGATGAGCAAGACATGGATTTACAGGAATTAAAGAACGCAAAGAACTCTTCTAAAGCATTCTTTGAAAATAACTGGTTCTTGATTGACGATCCAGAAGTATTGGAATATTTAGGTGTTGCTCAGTACTACAAGTATGCTCTTAACTTTGACTCTTTTGATGATTTATTTACCAAAGAGCCTAAAGAAATTAAAAGCACAATTTCCAAACTTTCAGTTGGTCAGAAGAAATCTGTAGCATACAGAGCAAAACAACTTATTGCTGATGGCGTTATTGACTCAATCAAGGTAATCACTGCTCTTGAGGACAGTTTGTCAATTGAGTTGATTGACAGATAAGGGGGCGACATATGAGCGTTTCCTATGATATTTTTACCGGACACTTTTTAGATAAGGTTAAAGAGTATGACTTTATAAAGTTAGATGAATATGACCGCACTAAAGTTGTTGACGGGTATATGAAAAGGGCTTGTTCCCAATTTAATAAGATTTGTAAGTACGATATTGTAAATGGAGACGACAATATTCGTGAATTTGAAATAGACATTCCTGATGATGAAATCGAAGAAATTGCAGACATCGTTTCAGAAGGTATGCTTGTACAATGGATGAAACCATATATGTACAAACAGGAAAATTATGAAAACATGATTAACACGACCGATTACTCTGGATATTCTCCGGCTGAATTGCTGTATAGAATAACAGAAGCATACAAAATGTGCAAAAAAGACTTTGCAAATATGATGAAAGATTACTCGTATAACCACGGGGATTTGAGTGACTTACATCTATGATGACAAATAAGGACATAGAATTACCAAACGAAATGGTAAGTAAATATCTTAGTTCTCTAATCGGTCAGTTCTATAAGATTTTACCTATCAAGGAAAGTGGCGAGCCATCGCTAGGAAAATATATGGATAGTCTCCAGAGAGAAATGATTGGATGTAAAGATTTAATCGTTACTCTTAATAATGATGAATTATACCTTAGTCTTCTCGCAATATTACAGTATCTAATCGAAAATGATTGTGATACCGGAATTGTCAAGACTGAAGTATTTAAGGCAATCAATATTTGTAAGAAATTACAGAAAAAATATGGTGCTGAGGGGGTGTAACTGTGGGTGCATGGGATACCTATAAAGCACGAATGAATGTCAATGGAATGACAGGTAGAGAACGTGCTTTGAAGCACACTCAGTCTTACATCTCGCAAAAAATTACAGACTCATTATCATACCATACGGTCGTGATAGACGGTTTAGAGCAAAATGTTACCATATTGAATCAACGTGAGGATATGGCGATTAAAAAGATATGTGCTCTTCCCGGCGAATCATTGGTTCATGGTGGTTTAGTCGATTTTGCTGATAGCAAGTGGCTAATTACTGAACTGGATGCAAATGATGAGGTATATGCTTCAGGTATGATGCGTCGTTGTAATTATTTATTAAAGTGGTTAAACAAAGATGGACAAATTATTGAAAAATGGTGCGTAGTTGAAGACGGTACGAAATACCTTATCGGTGAAAAATCTGAACAGGTGATAACTATCGGCGATGCTCGTATTGCTATTACCATAGGAAAAGATGCTGATACTGTTGAATTAAGTAGAGGTAAACGTTTCTTGGTTGACGATATGGATTCGAATGCGGTTCTTGCATATCAGATTACGAAGCCAAACAAACTTTTCAATATATATAACGGCAAAGGTGTTTTTAGATTTATCTTGAATGAAGTGAATTTAACAGACAATGATAATGTGTCATTGAGAATTGCTGATTACTTTAACTGGGAACCATATGTACCGCTTGATAATGAGCACGAAGATGCAGATATTACGTTGGAAGAAATACTAGATGCCGGTGCGTCTAAAAAGGATGATGACGATGGAAAGGATGTGTGGTTGTAATGAATCTTGAAGAATTTTTTGACTATAAAAATCAGTTTATGAAAGATTTATGTTGCAATGCTGATATTGTGACATTAGTTACAGATAAGGCTGACAGCAAGGTTCCAAACCATACAATAGCCTATTCTCAGATATTTCCTTTTGAGTTTGTTCCTGAAACAGTTGATAATGGACAGACTTTTATCTGTTTTGATGTTGACATTGCAGAAGTTATTAATAAGACATTTTATGTCCCTGTTTTATATGTTTGGATATTTACCCATAAAAGTAAAATGAGATTAAAAGAAGGCGGAGTACGCGTTGATAAGATTGCATCAAAAGTTGATGAAATGCTTAACGGCAGCCGCTTCTTTGGTCTTGGAGAGCTTGACTTATATAATGTAGGTCGCTTCTCTCCTATTACCGATTATCAAGGCAGAGTACTTACATATTACGCTAAGGATTTCAATCGGTTGGCATCCAAACAGCCACCGTCTAACAGGAAGAATACTTCTATTAAATAAATGCTTGGAGTGTGATGTAGTATGAAAAGTATGCTTTATCAAACCGAGCATAAAATCAACGAATATATTTCGGTAAAAATCCCGACTTTAGATGAAATATTAGACAATGAAGACGAATACTACGGCACTATAGCGTTAATCGTCTCTACCCCATACGATATGATGGTTCAGTTAGATGATATTAACATTGACTTTACTCAGATAAACGAATGGGACTTGTTCTGCCTTTTGTTCAATGAATTGCAGTCAAGAGACTTGTCAATGATATTCGGAGATTTGAATTTGGGTGATTTTAAGACGGCGGTTAACAAACAAAACGGTAATATCGTTTTACGAAATCCAAAAACTGGTGCAGTGATTGATCGTGCTATTCATGGCAAGATAAGCAGATTTCTTAGAGAGATTTTACATCTTGAAAAGAATGACAAAAAGCCTGCTAATGAAGAAGCTAAAAAATATATGATAGAAAGAGCGAGAAAACGCTTAAATAGAAATAAAAAGCGACTCGAAAAATCACAACTTGAAGATTATATTATTGCACTTGTAAATACATCAGAATTTCCTTATGACTACACTTCTGTCAGAGGATTAACTATATACCAGTTTTATGCTAGTTTACACCAGATTGTAAAAAAGGTTAAGTTCGATAATCTTATGATTGGATGTTATGCTGGCACAGTCAATATGAAAGAATTGGATCAGAATGAACTAAACTGGATATCTAACTAATTAAGGAGGACAAATACAATGAAGATTGGCGATATCACTATCACTAGCCTTGAGACTATCACGGCGTTTGATATTGTTACCGGAGCACATCGTTTTACTCTTGATGAATTGCAGAACGCAAAGATTGCAAATACACAGGATAAGACAGATATTACCGGTAAAGGTGGTCGTAAGCTCAACTCTCTGAAAAAGAATAAGGCTGTTGTAGTTTCTGGTACTAACGGTCTTGTATCTGGTGGATTACTTGAGCTTCAGACTGGTAATGAGTTCAAGGATATGGACAATGCTCCTATTCAGTGGACTGACTATTTAGTAATTACTGGCAATGCATCTGCTACTTCCTATAAGGCAGTAGGAACTGCTGGTAATGAAATTGAAACTGTTTACATTAAGAATGAAGATGGTACTCTTGGTGTTGCGTTAACACAGGATGCTGCTGTTGCATCTGGCAAGTTTACATATGACCCTGAAACAAAAGCATTAGCTTTCAATGAAGGTGATTATGAAGACGGTACAGAAATCGTAGTTTACTACACTCGCAACATTCAGGCAAGTGTTCTTGAGAATATCTCTGACGTATATTCTGAAAAATGTAAACTTTATATTGATGCATTCGGCGAGGATAAATGTAGTAATGTTTATCGTGTTCAGTTCTATATTCCTAGAGCAGATTTCAGCGGTAACTTCGACTTTGACCTTGGCGACAATCAGACTGTTCATGCATTTGAAGCAGAATCTCTCGCAGGTTCTTGCGGAACTGCTGGAACACTTTGGACATATACTGTATTCGGAGCAAACGCTGAGGATGCTGCATAATTATGGCTAAGGAAATGAAAACATGCCGAGTATGCGGAGAACGCTATGAGGCATGTCGTACTTCTAAAGTAAGTAACGCATTCCGCTGGCAGGATGTTGCCTGTTCACCGGGATGCGGTGCTGAATATTTACGCAGAATCAGATTGTCCAGAGAAAATGGCAACCAAAATAATGTTGTTAGCTACAATGAAGACTATAACGGATTTTGGGGTAAGCCAGACGAAGAATACATCAATGGTTTCGGTTTTGATGAAGAATAAATTATTAGGGAGGATAACTGTTAAAAATAGCAAAAATCCTCCCTTAAATTTTGTAATAAATTGTTGGAGATGATTTGATGGCACGTACAAAGTTCAATGTTGATAAAGATAAGGAAAAAAGGACTTTTGATGACATCGTTTTTGATAGTCAAATGGAAATGCACTACTACCGTGATGTAATTTTGCCTCTATCGAGGAGTGGTAAAATAAAGCATTTTGAGCTACAGAAAAAATATATACTACAACCAAAATTCAATAACGGTACGAAGAATGTTCAGCCAATTATTTATGTGGCTGATTTTTATGTTGAATATAGCGACGGAACAATCGAGGTTATAGACACAAAAGGGTGTCCGGATTCTGTCGCAAAAATAAAGCGAAAAATGTTCTGGTATATTTATCCAGATATCACATATAGATGGATTTGCTACTCTCCTATGTATGGAAACGAGGAAAATTTATATTGGTGTGATTATGAATATGTACAAGAACAACGCAAAAAGCGTAAAAAAGAAAAACAGTTATTAAAAGAAGAAAAGGAAAAGGAGAACTCATAATATGGGAAAAACAAAGAAAATCTCTGTTGCAGATTTCGAGTCTGCATTATCTGCTGAAAATGTCGTTACTGAAATTTTATCTAATTCCAACGGAGTTGAGATACTTATTAATAAATCTATTTCATTAGATGAAATGATTCTGTTTGTTCAGGAAGTTGTTGAGGCGTGTGTTGACGGCGAGAACGGTGAATATTTGCCGGAAGCATATGATTTTGCAATGCGTGTTGCAATCTTGACTCACTATGCTAACTTTACCATGCCTACAGAGCTTGAAAAACAGTACTGGCTTGTATATAACACTACAGCCGTTGAACAGGTATTACAGCATATTAATACACGTCAGTTCAATGATATTGTTCGCTCTATTGATAAGAAAATTGAGTTTATGTTAAATATTCTCTCCTCTTCTGCTGTTTCAAAAGTAAATGAGATTATCGCAAAGTTTAGCGACATCGCTATTGCTGGTGAAAATGCATTCAAAGGAATTGATACAAATACTATGACAAAAGTTATGCAAGGTCTTTCAAAACTCAATAATATGAGTGAAAAGGAACTGGCAACCGCTGTTGTAGAAGCAAGTCGTGAAGGAAAATAAGAATGGCTGATATCTATTTCTCTGATTGGGACAGACTCGTAAAAGAGGTTGACAAGAAGGCGACACAGATTCTCAAGAAAGATGTTGCCTCTGTAGCTGAGAATATTTTGAAGAAACATATAAAATCTGACATTTATGATGCGTATACGCCGAAAGAAAATGGATGGGTTAATGGTACGACATATCAGCGAAGACATATTATGGAAGAATCGGTAACTTCTGTTCTTCAGGATCACAACACACTGCTTGTTACGATAAGGAAAGATGTTACTGCGTCTCCATCCATTATCAAAGGGTGGAGTTTTCATAACAGATACCAAGGAGCATTTCTTAAGCTTATAGAGAGTGGAAATACCGGTATTTGGAGAAGCGGTTTTCCAAGACCTGTGGTATCAAATACACAGGCTGAATTTGAATCAAGTTCAGAAATAAAGTCCGCTATTAAAAGAGGAATCCAAAGGGAAATAGGAATTTGTATAGAGATTTAAGTACGTGAGGAGTGACGTTGTTCGCTCCTCTTTTGTTATATAAAGGATGGTGAAATGATGGCTTTTGGAGCAAAAATTAAATTATCCGTTAATACTTCTGGGGCATCAGCCTTCCGTAACGAAATACAAAAACATGTAAATAATGCAACGGCAAGTAATCCTATCAAAATCAAGAATGTAGTTGTAGAGATTTCAAATCCTAAGACTCAGATATCTAATATTCAGAAGCAATTTAATGCCAATGGCGGTATTGTTGTAAAACTGAAAGAAGTAGATGCTTCTGGTGCTATTAAGAAATTACGTTCTGATATCCAACAAATGTTAACTGGGTTAAATATTGTTGGTCTTAAGGATTTTCTTGGCTCCGATAACGTAGATGAAGTTGCAAACGGAATAGAACGTTCAAAGCAAGCTGCAAGCGAATGGGCTTCTCAGATGAGAGTAATCAACGACATTCAAAGCAAGCTTGGCTCTACATATAAATCCGCTTTATCTGGAAATAATATGATTTCAGATACGGCAAAGCTTACAGAAATCACTTCTGCTTATACGACATGGCAACAGAAGATTGAAAATCTGAAAGCAACTCGTGTCGCTCTTTCAGCGGCTGAGTTAAGTGCATTACAGCAAGAAGGTATTGCACTTCAACAGAATATTTCTGTTATTCAACAACGACAAGTTGAGTATGCAAAAGCTGATTCAATTCAGCAGAAAAGTCAACAGTCATTGTTGAGCTTTAATAAGAAAGTTATTACATTAGAATCTCAAATCAATAGATATATAATGTCTAATAGCAAAGCATACAAAACATACGGTGATGATTTGAATGCTATGCTATTAACACTAGGCAATATTAAGAGTGGTTCTGATACAACAACTAGCTTAGATGAAATAAAGACAAAATTCTTAGAGATTCAAAACGAAGCCAAAAAAGCCGGTGTTTCTGGAAACACTTTCTTTAATACGCTTCAAAAAGGCTGGGAAAAATTTGGTGGCTGGTCTTTAGTTACCAGAAGTATGATGACTGCCTATCAAGTAATTAAGGATATGGTAGTTGCTGTCAAGGAACTTGATTCTGCAATGACAGAATTAAAAAAAGTTACTGATTTGACTGAGCAATCATACGAAAATTATATAAATACAGCATCAAAAATGTCTCAAGCTATTGGTGCTACCTTAGCTGATACGATAAATGCTACTGCTGATTTTGCAAGACTTGGTTACGATATCGTAGATTCTGCTGCATTAGCGGAAGCTGCTCTTGTTTACAAAAACGTAGGTGATGGAATTGATGACATCGCCATAGCATCTGAGTCATTGATATCAACCATTAAGGCTTTCGAACAGTTCGGTGTAACAGCAGATAACGCTATGGATATCGTTGATAAATTCAACGAAGTTGGCAATAATTTTGCTATTAGTTCAGAGGGTATTGGTACTGCTTTACAAAAATCAGCAGCGTCTCTTGCTTCTGCAAATAATACTTTGGATGAAAGTATCGCACTTATCACTGCAATGAACTCTGTAATACAGAATCCAGAAGTCGTAGGTACAACAATAAAAACTGTCTCTATGTATCTTAGAGCAGCAAAAACAGAAGCTGAAGAAGCAGGCGAATCAACAGAAGGCATGGCAAATAGTGTTGCTGAGTTAAGGGAAGAACTGCTTACTCTAACTGGCGGCAAAGTTGATATTATGATTGACGATACAACGTTCAAATCTACATATCAAACAATGAAGGAATTGTCGGCTATATGGCATGAGTTATCTGACGTAGACGCTGCTAACATCCTTGAACTACTTGGTGGAAAAAGGAATGCCAATGCGGTTGCTGCCCTGCTTACAAACTTTGAAGATGCTGAAGCTGCTCTATTGTCAGCAAGCGAAGCTGCTGGTTCAGCTACTGCTGAAAACGAAAAATATTTAGACAGTATAGCAGGTAAATTATCCAAATTACAATCAATATTTGAGGACTTATCTCAGTCTACAATAGACTCGGATTCTATTAAATTTGTACTTGATATAATCATACAGTTAGTTCAATACGTTGATGAACTTGTAGATAAGTTTGGAGCAATGCCTACTGTTCTAACCGCTGCAAGTTTAGCATTCTCTGTACTTGGGAAGAATATGAAAATATTCTCTGTTACTGGAGAACAACTTAATATATTAGGTTCTTCGATTAGTGATATTTCATCAAGGTTTAATCTTGCAAAAGATTCTGGCATGAATTTTATGCAGTCTCTATCGGCAGGATTTAACACTTCCTTCACAGCAATAAATGATAACATAAGCGAATATAATCGTTTATTAAACTCTTCTATTCCGACTCAGGGAATATTTATGCAGTATATGGAAGGAACAGATGATGTTCTTGCTGGATATCTCAAGTCCTTAAATGGCGGGCAAGCTTCGCTGAAAGGTTATCAAGCTTACTGCAAACAAGCTGGCGTTCAAATGCAGACACTTGGCATAAAAGCAAAAGCAAGTGCTATTGGTGTTACTCTTTTGAATACTGCTGTCAATATGCTGATTGGCTTTGGTATTGGATTGGTAATTGAAGGTATAGTAATGGCTTTTTCAAAACTTGCCAATGCAACACAAGAAGCTATTGATAAGACAAATGAATTAAATGAGGCATATGCTGATTTTAAAAATCAGAACGAAGAAAATATATCCACTCTTGAAAGCATGAAAACTGAGTTCGAAGAACTTTCAAAGGGTGTTGACCGGTATGGTAATAATATAACACTTACAGCTAATGAATACGAAAGATATAAAGAAATTGTTGAAAGTGTTATCTCGATTTCTCCTAGTCTTAGTGATGGATACGACAAAGAGAATGGGTATCTTGTTGATAAAAACAATCTCTTAGAACGAGCAATTGAACTGCAAGAGATTGAGTATGAGCAAGAATTACGCAAGATGACTACAATTAGCAACCTATCTACTGCAATGGGTGGATATATTGCTACAGCAGAATCATTGAAAAATGGTAGTATACTAACCTCTGATACGGACTTATCAAATGAAGTATGGCAACTGTTTAGAATCAATGATCGTGATGATATTTCTAGCGGAACAAGTGGTGACGGAAAGCATCAATATCTTGCACAACAAATAATTTCTGCTCTTGGAATTGAAGACGTAGATGCAGAATTACAAAAATACTTTAACGATTATGGTTACTTTCAATGGAGTCAATTTTGGAATGACTATGCAAATGACATCGCATTAAACATCGACAAAATAGCCTCTACTATTGATTATGATGCCGCTGGATTCGAATCGCGTGCTGATTTCGAAGCTGCTATTGAGGAAACGAAAAGTGCTGCTACTCAGTATTTAGATGTCCGAGAGCAGTTGGAACAAGCAAATCAAGACGTAGCTAATCAACTAAAACTCGTTGCTGAAAATAATGATTCATATGATTCGTTAAGCGACGAAGCTAAAAGCCTTGTATCTAACTTTGTAGATTCTTATGGAGTTGATGATGTTACTAAGGACGCACCTTGGTATATGTTCTGGAAAGGCAAAGTAGCTGATGAAGATGCCATAGCCGGAATTAAAGTAGAAATAAACGAGTTTATACGAAAATTAACTCCTGAAATCCAGAACTCCATATCTGGTATGTTCGACCTTAAGGATCTGTTTGATGCTGGTGATATAAACGTTGGCGAATATCAACAAACAATTCAAAATATACTGACAGATTTAGAAAGTGCTGGTTTAGATGACGGCTCAATAAATCATATAAAAATGTCATTAGAGATTTCTGAGTTTGAAGAAAAACTTAGACATGCTGAAAGCTTATTGGCTGAATATGACGATGGAATAAATGATTTAACATCAGAAGAACTGAATTACATATATGAAATCAAAGCCGATGAAGGCTCTATGACATTTGATGAACTGAAAGAAAGACTCTATCAGCTCAAATTAGAAAATGCCAATATGGTTAATGTATTAGATTTTTCTGATATGGTCGATGGGCTTACGGAAACAAAAAATGGATTAGAAAATATTGTTTCTGCCATGCAACAGTTGCGTGAAGGAACCGCATTAACTAAAACTCAGTTAAGTCAGTTAGCTCTTGAATATCCAAAGCTCTTAGAACAGGCTAATCTTTTCACAGATGGCTCTATCGAAGGGCAGGAAAAAATGCTTAACAGCATTTTGGATATAAGTGAGCAAGCGTATGATGCACAAATCGACGCTAAAATTGCCGAACTAAAAGCAACTGAACAAGTTATTAATGACCAGCTTGCACTTGAAACGGACAAAGCAAATATTATTGCTGAAATTAAAAATTTAAGTGTTAATGGAGAAGTCGAACAACAGGAAGAACTTGTTAACAAAATGAAAGAGTTAAATACTCTTCAGGGTCAAAACTATGTCGAAATGCAAGATGGCGAATTGACCGTTAATGAGGAAGCTTTAAATAGTAAACTCAGTGCTGAGGCTGATTATGGCACAAAGGCTGCTGAAAATATATGGGAACCATATGCAGAAACCATCACAGTTGCTCATACTTCAGGATTTTCTGCATCATTAAAAGCTGTTAATAGTTACGCTAGTAACTTATGGAGCAAAGTTAAAAATATTGCTTCAAACATCTGGGGTGCATTAGCTGATGCAGTAAGCGATGCAATAAGTGGCAATTGGCAAGGTATTTCGCATTATTTTAGTCAGGCATTTTCAGATGGTAATAATGAAATTAGTGCTGGCAATGTCACTGTAACTTTTGATGGTGAAAAAGCATATGTTGATGACCAGACTATAGATGAGTGGGTAGATTCGCAGGAAACTGCATCTATTGAACGAATCAAAGCACTTGAAGATTTTAAACAACGTACCGTAAACGCATATAAGAATCTCGAATCATTAAAAGGATTAGATTTAACAACAATTTACGGTTCTAAAACTGGTAGCGGTTCAAAATCAACAGAACAGGAAATTAAAGAATATATCGCTGATATTGACCAATACTATGATGCTTTAAAAAAACTTGAGGAAATTCAACAGAAACGTGAATATTTGGAAAAGAAATCCAAATACATTAACGATCCGCTTGAAAAAATAGAAAACGAACGTGCTCTTATAGAACTATATAAAGACGAAGCAGATGCAGAACGTGAGTTAATGGCTCTTAAGAGTCAGACCATTGAAGCTAATGCTACTGCTCTACGTGCTTTAGGTTTTGAAGTCGAGTACGACAGTTCTACCAATGATTTATACATCAAGAATTTAGAGCATCTAAATGAACTTACAGCATCATCAGCCGGTGAATACGATTCATTACAAGAAGCTACTAATGCTCTTCGTAAGGAAACGGAAGAACTGATTGGTGTTACTGAAGACTTAAATGATGAAAATATACAATCGGCTGAAAATATTGAGAACTTATCTTTTGATATTCTTGAAGCCAAAAACAATATTGTAGATTACATTGAAGAGATTTACGATAAACAAGTTGAGGCATATAAGGAAATTATTGAGTTAAGGAAAGAAGCTATTCAGTCAGCAAAGGACGAGTATGATTATGAGTCCGATATTGCTGATAAGGTCAAAGAAATCGCTGATTTACAAGCAAGAATTGACAAGCTTTCTCTCGATGACAGTCGTGAGGCACAGGCTGAACGAAACTCTCTTATGGCTGAATTAGCCGAAAAGAATAAGGAGTTAGCTGATACACAAGGCGACCACGCATATGATGCACAGATAGACGCTCTTGATAAGCTTGCTGAGGAATACGAGTCAGAAAAAGAAACTGAGTTGGAAATTCTGAAAAATACAGTTACTACCGTCGAAGAGGTGTGGGATTTATTCTACAACTCAATACTCGGAAAGAATGTATCTATCGGAGAATCCATAAATAACGAAGTTGCAAATGCTTGGCTTAATGCAGCAGACGCTGTTAAGAGTTATAGCGGTGCTATTGCTGGTGTTACTGGTGTAGGAGCTATTGTAGGTAATGTGCCTAAATACCATACCGGTGGTGTGGTAGGTTCTGGAACTCCTTCAAAAGAGGAGGTCTTAGCATTACTGGAATCTGGCGAAATTGTTTTAAACGACAATAAGCAAGACAATTTGTATGAGATTATTGATTTCCAGACCGAACTATCCAAACGTCTAGGGGTTGTTATCGGTTCTGTTGGACTACAAGCAACACCTGTAAAGGCGTTCTCAGGAATTGAAACCGTTGCTCCTAGTTTATCTGATGTCACTTCTAATGTTGTGTACGAACCACATATTGAGGTGCAGATAAGCCACAATGGAAATATGGATGACAATGATGCGAGACGTTATGGTGAACAGATTGCTAATACTGCAATCGAAAAGTTATACGGTGCTTTTGAGAGAAAAGGTATAAATGGAAGTATAAGCACCAAACTGAAACCGTAGTTATACATGGGAAGCATGGATTACTCTGTGCTTCCCTTATTATATATTCGCTCATTTATTTGAGCGATTTATGAGCGAAATATGATAAAGGAGGTTAAATTTCGATATGGTAGTTGATTTTTCAAAAATTGATTTGCAAGAACAACCTGTCCTTATCTTAAAAAATACGGCAGGCGTTCCGATTGGAGTACTTGGTTCTGCAATGAATGTGACTACCGACATCAAGTATAACGAATCATCTGTGCTAGAATTTAGCCTTCCTGCCAGAACTGACGATGAAGATACCCCACATTATGATAGCGTGGTAGGTATGCGAGTAATCGAACTCAAAGATGTTGGTCAGTTTATTTTAATGAATCCAAAAGAATCCGGAGATGGTATTAAACAATTAAAAACTTGCAGAGCTTACTCTCTTGAATTCGAGTTTACTTTTAAAAAAATTACCATTGAGAACGGTACATACAATCTTTGGAATCCTGTTACTCCTGACGGAACTATCATTGGGATGATACTTGAACTTATGCCATCTTGGAGCGTTGGCGAAGTTGACAGCTCTCTTATTGGTAAATATAGAACATTTGAAGTTAATAATGAAAATATTTATAACTTCATCAAAAGTACAGTACAACAATCATATAACTGTATTTTCGACTTTGATACGTTTAACAGAAAAATCAATGTAAAAGACGTATCGTCTCATGTAGTGACAAATCCTGTGTTTATATCCTTAAACAATCTTGCTAAGACAATTGAAGTTGAGGAAGATACAGAAAGTATCGTTACTCGTCTGGACGTAAATGGTGCTGACGGTGTTACTATTCGTGACGTAAATCCGAGTGGTACAAATACGATTATAAATCTGGACTTTTATATGACACCGGATAATTTCGACCAATCTCTCATCGACAAATATTATGCATGGAAAGATATGTATACAGGTTATCAATTACCATACTACAATCTATCCATTGAGTATTCATTACAGATGATGAGAAAGGTAACTGCCGAAGCACAGCTTACTGATTTACAAGGAGAGCTGACTTCACTAGAAAATGTACAGGCAGCAACCATACAAGCTATAGCACAAAATTTAAAGACGCAATCAGACTTAAATACTGTGAATAGCAATATCCGTAGTAAAAATGCTGAAATATCAGCAAAACAGACTGAAATCAATAGTATTTCTACATATCTTGAAAGCATTCTTGCTGATATGAAGTCTATCAACGATAAGACTAATTTCCAGAAATACTTTACAGAATCAGAATACATTCTACTTGATAGATATATTAAAGATGATGCCTTATCTGATAGTAGTTTCGTATTTCAAGAAACAGGCACATATGAAGGCTCTGATTCTGGAAGTGATATTAAAAACAAATCTGTTTCAGTATCAAATGCAACTATCACGCATATCGACAGTTCTTCTGGAACTGATATATACGATATTAGAGGCGGTTCAATCACTGTAAATGGCGTTGTATCGTGCGAACTCGTTCGTGGTGCATTTGAATATGACGCAGATGCTGACGAATTCTTGTTTACCGCTTATCTATGCAACGGGACAATGAATGGAAATGCATTCCCTACTGCATGTATTTCTATTATGGGTAAGAGCTACAGTATTGCAGTTAGTGATTCGACATTGAATTATACAGCTTCTTCCGGGTATTTGTATGCAACATACGACACGAGTGAATATGAGAAAAATTCGGTTGCATGGGATTTGTTTGAATATGGTGCAGAGATACTTGAAAAGATATCACAACCATCATATGTATTCGGAGTTACAAGTGCGAACTTCTTATGTTTAGAAGACTTCGTTACTTTTAAAAATACATTGAAACATGGAGAAAAGGTGTATGTTTCAATAGATGAAAACCAGACACTCTCTCCTATTGTTATAGGTGCGAAAATTGAATGGGATAACCCGCAAAATTTAGTTCTTGAGTTTAGTGATAAATATGTTTCTGGTGACAGTGCATTTAGACTTGCTGATTTACTTGAACAAAGCGTATCTATGGGAAAAAGCGTTGACTTAAGCAAGTTCACATATTCCGCATTTGTGGATAGTGGTGCTAATACAAAAGTCAAAGAATTTATGACTTCTGCTCTTGACGTAGCAAAAAATGCCATTATGTCATCAAAAGACCAAGCTATCTCTTGGGGTGATTCTGGTATTCGACTACGAAAGTGGACAGATGCTTCACATACAGTGTATGAACCACATCAAGTATGGATGAATAATAACAGTATCTTGATGACAAAGAACAACTGGTCTACTGCTGAAATTGCTATCGGTCATTTTTATGACGATAATCTAGGTGATTGCTGGGGTGTAGTTGCTCCAAATATCGTCGGAACACTTCTTGCTGGTAATAACCTTGTTATTGAAAGTGAGAAGAAAGATGGTGGTACTGCTGTTTTTAAAATTGACGCAGACGGTTGTGTGTTATATAACAGTTCGTTCGATATTGTATCGGAGAATAATGTAACACAGATTGCTCTTGATCCGCAATTTGGTATTGTTGTTGGTATGTATCCTGTTTACAAAACTACTACCGCACGTAGTACTGCAACTAAGACAGTAGATACAGACAGAGCAAGGTTCTGGGTTGATACAGAAGGTAACTTATTCTTCCAAGGTACTCTACGTGCCACAACCGGTGAATTTGACGGTAAGGTTACTGCTCGTGAAGGATATATCGGCAATGGTTCTACCGGATGGACTATTGGAGATACATATATCTACAATGGCAAAAATTCATATGCAAGTACAGCTCAGGGTATTTATATCGGTACTGATGGTATTTCACTTGGCAATGCATCTCACTATGTAAAAGCAAGTAAAGCTGGACTACTGAGTGCAAACAATGTATCACTTACTGGTTATATCAAAGCTACAAGCGGTGAAATTGGCGGATGTTCCATCGTTGATGGAGTATTGAATATTGATGCAGCAAACATCAAAACTGGTGTTATTAATGTTGCTCGTATTCCTAACTTATCTGCTGATAAGATTACCTCTGGTACACTTGATGCAGGCGTTGTAAATGTTACAAATTTGAATGCAAGTAATATTACTGTTGGTACTTTGAATGCTAACCGTATTCCAAACCTGTCGGCTGATAAAATCACAACAGGCACACTGGATGCAAGTAATGTTACAATTAAGAATTTGTCTGCTGATACAATCACCGTAGGTAAGATTCAGGCGGGTCAGATTGATGGATTACCAGCAAGCCAAATTACTTCTGGAACGTTTGCTGTAACACGTATTCCGAACTTGTCGGCAAACAAGATTACTTCTGGTACTCTTGACGCAAATGATGTTACAATTGCCAACCTAACTGTAGACGCGGCACAGATTACATCTGGTACTATCTCATCTGCACGTATTGGTAGTTTATCTGCGGATAAGATTAGCGGCGGAACGCTTAGTGGTTGTTCTATCAGTATTGGTAGTTATTTTTCCGTATCAACAACCGGTCGAGTTACATTAGGATATATCAATAGTCTTTATGTATACGGAGATGGTGGCTTATGGAGTGGAAGGCATCAAGGTATTACAGATGCTATACCGTATATGAATAATACTGTAGACCAATTCCTTTTATACACACTCCACGGAGTCGTAATTGGTTACGGAAATAACTAATCATACGAAAGGGTAAACAATGAAAGCTGAATTGTTAATAAAAGAAGTTCGTGAAAGTAATCAAAGACTTTGGGATTCATATCAGTTGTTTTTATCAACAAATGGAAAACAAGGAATGAATTGCTTCACTCCAGATAAAATGAAAGCACTGCTAGACAGAACGGATGCTGAAATAATTGCACAAGCAGAAGCCAAGGGACTCGTCATTGAAGACAAAGATGAGTACTTGGCTTCATTAAATATAGAGACTGCTCAATGAGCATTGTAAGAAAGGAAAATTATTATGACACAAAATAAAGTAAACAAAGCATATCCAGCTTTAATGAGATTGTCAGAATTACGTCTGCCTGTCAAAAAGGCTCGTGGGTTATATACAATAATCAAAAAAGCTGAAGAACATTTTCAGTTTGCTGTTGCAGAGGAAAGAAAATATATTACTGATTCGGCAGGCGTTGAAAATGATGACGGAACAATTACTTTCAAATCACCTGAACAGTTTGCTCAGTTTCAAGAGAAAATGGCAGATTTAAAAGAGTTGGTTGTTGAATGGGATATTGAGCCTATTGTGCTTACAGAAAATGATCTCGGAGAACAGGCGATTAGTACTTCTGATATCTACAATTTGGAAGGCTTTGTTTCTTTTGAGTAAATAAGATGGAGGTGGGTTATGGCATTTTGGGGTAACACATTTATTTTTGACGATATCCCGTGCACAGAATTTGGATTGATGTTGTATCACTTCGGTTCAAACGAGCAGGACGATGTTAGTTTTCAAAATGGTAGTGTTATCGAAGACCGCCTACCAAGTCGTTACGATGCTCTTATGTACGGTATATCTCAGAATCAAGCTCTTGAATACACATTAGTATTCGGTGCGAACATGGATTCAATCGACCAAAATTCAAGCCTTGACCGTTATGAAATCGAAGCTATAGTTGCTTGGCTTACTGGTCATAGAAAACGAAAATGGCTCACTATCGTTCAGGATGATATGGAAACATTTCGTTATAAATGCTTGATTTCTGAGTTAAAGCTAATTACGTATGGAGATATGCCTTGGGCATTTTCTTGTAAGGTAAGTTGCGATTCTCCGTTTGCTTACACATTCCCAGAAGAGTTTGATTACAAACTTTCTGGTCAAACAAACGTGAATTTTCATAATCGCAGTAGCTATAATGGGTACTACTGCCCTAACTTAGAAATAACTTTAAATGGTGGACAGAATATTAGCATAGTCAATGAAAGCGATGAAAGTCGTGTATTTGAATTTAAAGGTCTGCCTACTAACAAAGATTTAGTTATATATGTTGACAATAAGAATCAGGTAATTACAAACAATCTTGATTTGAATCTATATCCTTATTTCAATATGAAATTTCTTCGACTTGTCAGAGGATATAATATGTTGAAAATAAACGGAACCGGTTCTATTAAGTTTTTATGTGAGTTTCCTGTAAATATCGGAGGTTAAGACAATGATAAATCCTATTTATAATCTACCCGATATTCGTTTTATTGGTGGCGAGTCACAGGTATTCTTATTTACGCTATTGACTCCAAAAGGATATGATTTCGATGCGAGTGATTGCACAGTAAAATTCGCCATTATCAATTATTCCAATAAAAACGGAAAGCCTCTTTTAATTAAAGATGCTGAAATACTCAAAGGGTTAAATGGAATTATGAACATAGCCTCTGTTGAGTTATTGCCAGAAGATACAGTGTATCTTAGTGGTCGATTTGTGTATCAGTTAAGTATTGCTGATGCGTATGACAATACTGAAATACCGGGACAAGGTATTGTGGATGTAACACGTAACATTCATCAGGACTTTGTAACGAACTTGTAGGTATGGAGAAACTACTCTCCTGTCCTACTTTAAAAATTAGTGACAATTTCTTAATGGGAGGTCAAAGATGAATACAAGATATTTTTTGAATCAGGTAATGGGAAATGTATTCCATACCAAAGAAAATCCAAGTCTTCCTAGTCAGTACTATATTGGACTCGCGACTTCTGAGCCTACATATGAGGGTGTATGTGCTGGAGAACCATCCACAAATGGTACTAACTATGAAAGAGTTTTATTGGCTAATTTATCCGAACCGACTGACGGTATCGTAAAGAATACAGCAGCAATTAGTTTTAACGAAAGTATTACTGATTGGGGTGTAATAACACATTACGCGGTATTTGATGCAAAGACTGGTGGTAATTTACTGTTCTATGGAAAATTATCTATGAATAGAACAATTGAACCAAACACGGTATTAACAATCAAGACAGGTGAATTATCAATTCAGCTATGTAACGAAACCTAATACGATTGGATGGTGATTCTAATTGGAACATTTTAAAATATACCTAAGAGACCGAATTACAGACTTTAATGTTTATATAACTTCTCTTCCTATACGTTATTATGTTTCAGCAAAGAATCGTCTGTATTTAATTAACCATAGAGCAAATGCAAAATTATCCAAAACATGCGAACTTGATGAAAATAAGGTATTTTTAAATACTGGAATTTCTTTATTCAGTAGTTTATTAACTAGAAATTCTGAACCAATTCTCACAAGAGACGGTGTAGAAATCGAAGTTAATTACAGACGGCAAGATGGTGTGTTAAGGACAATATTTGATAAGTGTCGTTTCTTACTGCAATTGGAGTCTATAAATAGTAAAATACATTCAAATAAGATTGTGTATGATATAGACAATGATTTGACTATCAAAAATAGCGTTGCATCAACACTATTTGTGCTAATGGCTACTGCTCAACATAGGATGTCTATGAAAACTGGCATTGGCACAATGAGTGATTTGTTGACCAGAAACGGAATTCCGATTTTCACACATGATGGAACTGGGTTTATAAATCAATTATTATCAAGAGATGGTATATTGATTTGCGATCAAAGCGGACGTGTTCTTATCGCAAATGAGCAATATAATACCGGCGTGTTTAATGAAGGTATTACTATCAATCATCAGCGAAATGATGGAACTCTTAAAACATCATATGGTGCATTTAAGCATAAGGTAGTAAACAAGACAGGAATAGGCTTATTCAGTAGTTTATTAACTAGAAATTCTGAACCAATTCTCACAAGAGACGGTGTAGAAATCGAAGTTAATTACAGACGGCAAGATGGTGATACACACGCCGTTAAGCTGGCTGGGTTTATGTATAACACATATATGAAGCACTCTGTTAATCCAATATCAGAGAGGATGGCTGATCCATATGATAATGCCATTGTAATGAGTTCTACTATCGAGAATGCATATCTTTCAAAATATAGAACACTGGCAGAAATGGATTCGGATGATGGTGTGTCCTTAGCACTCAGTCATTTTGATGACATGACACTTGAGGATATTGACTATATTATTATCTGATTCGTAGAAAGGAGTTAATATGAGTAAATCTCCAAACATAGGATTAACGCTAACCCCTGCTTCGGAAGACACGAAAAACTTCAAAGATTTTCGTACCGAGCTTGCCGGAGATTCTCCAGATTCCAATATGATGATTTTGGACACCGAAATTGGTGACGTAAAAAGTCGTTGTGACGGGTTTGATACTGATATCGACAACGTTAATGGTCGTTGCGACGACTTGGACACCGAAATTGGTGACGTAAAAAGTCGTTGTGACGAATTAGATACAGAGCCGATTAGCTGGGGAATGTTAAAGAACGGGTTTGGCTACAGTTCTTCATCATAATATAAGGAGGACTGAAAATTGTACGTTATAAAAATGAATACCGACAAATCGTTGATGACAACTATAAAATCGACGATTTATCAATATGAAAGAAATGCAGATACACTTGTGTTTCTTATACCAAAATTTTATGAAAATGACAATATGGCAGATTGCATGATGCTGCTTAGATATATATTACCTAATGGTGAAGGCGAATCTGAAGAGATTGAGATGGAGCCAGAGCCATATAATGATAATTATTATAAGTATCATCTGCCTGTTAATACAGGTATTACAGCAGAAGTTGGCATTATTGAATTATGGCTAACTGCTATCAATATGCAAGACAACGTTGTATTAAAAAGCGGCACGCTAACTATTGAGGTCGAGCCTTCTAAGGATATACAAGAATACTTATCTGAAGAAAGCCTAAATCAACTTGATAAACTCGAAGCAAAAGTTGCTGAATTGGAATTGAAAAAGGCTGACAATATCTTATTTAACGCAGACGATAGTACAATTCAACTAACTGCAAACGGTACTCCTGTTGGAGATAAAGTTGTCGTATCAAGTAACTCCGGTGCTGGTATATCAAACATTGAAATTATTAACAATGAATTGATAGTTACTATGGATAATGGTGATGTTAAAAATTTAGGCAATGTTGTTGGTAAAGATGGTGCTGTTTATGTTCCACATGTATCTGCTCAAAAAGTCATAACATGGACAATTGAAGAAAGTGCTGGCGAAATACCAGCTCCTGTTGACTTAAATCCAAGTGACGAATGGGGAGGCGTAGATGACTCCGAAGTTGTCACGGATTATGTATGGGAAAGTTTATAATAAATAATTAACCACGGCTTCTTTGCTGTGGTTTTTTATATATATCATGCTCAGAAAGGAGGAGCTTCGCTTGGCTAATGTAATTTTTAGAACTGGAACAAAAGCCCAGTATGATGCATTAGAGACTAAAAATTCAAGTACGTTGTATTGGTTATATGACGTATTGGAATTATATAAGGGCGATGAGTTATACGGCAAAGGTGCCGAGGCAACTACCCTTGCGTCTGGTCTAATGTCTGCCGCAGATAAGCAAAAGCTTGACAGTTTAACTACTGGTACTGCATTAAGCTTAACACCGGTTGATGCTTCTATTGTTATTACAGACACTGAAGATGGAAAACTAATCGGTGTTCAGATTTCAAAAGAGGAAGGCAATGCCGTACAAATCTTACAAGATGGCTTATTTGTTCCTGTTGCTACTGTTGCTATTGTACCTGAATATGTAATCGAACGACAAGAGGTCGCAGAAGATGGTTATTCTGCTAGTTATAAGTTAAAGAGAATAAACGGCGAAGAAATAACTTATGTTGGAGATGTGATAAACATCCCAAGAGATATTGTTCTTCAAAGCGGTTCTATGAAAACTGTAACTGAAGAAAATCAACCATACGAAGGTGCGGTTATTGGAGACCCTTATATTGATTTAGTTTTAAACGATGAAGCGGGTTCTCATATATACATACCGGTTAAAGGATTGGTAGATAACTATGTATCCGGTGATGGTATTGAAATTATAGACAGTACTGTTGCTGTGAAGATAGATTCTGCAAATGCAAACGGTCTTGTATTAGGCACTGATGGTATTGGACTTAACCTTGTAACAGACACAGTTGCTGGTGCTATGAGTCCAGAACACAAAATACTTTTAGACACACTACCTGATGTGTATGCTACTAAATCCGATATTGAGGAATTAGAAAAGGCATTCCAGTGGGGAGAAATGTAACAATTAAATATTGGAGGAAAACTTAATTATGGCAAATGTAATGTTTAAGAAAGGCTTGTTAGCCAACTTACCTTCCACTTATGCCGAAGGTACTTTTTATGTAACTACTGACGAGCGTGCTATTTATCTTGACGTGAGCGATGAAGCACGTATTAGACTTGGCGATTTTCAGGAGTTTGAGACATTAGCTGCATTAAAGGCTAACACAAATCCGAGCACTTCTGCCTTATACTACATTGCAGATGTAAATTGTCTTGCTAAATGGAATGGTACTGACTATATCCAGATTAACCTTGACACAGGTGCTACTTCTATCGAAGTGGTTGGCGACGGCAACGCTGTTACAAGTGCATCTTACGATCCTGCGACTCGTAAAATCACTTTAACAAAAGGTGCTACATATGCAACTCCTGCTGATGTTGATGCAAAAGTTGAAGCCAAAGCTGGTGATTTAACTTTCAACGAAACAACTTATGAGACTGTAAAAGAATACGTTGACGCTAAGACTTCTGGTATTGCAACGGACGCTGCTCTTGGTGAATTACAGGAACGTGTTGGTGATGCAGAAGCTGGTATTACTGCTTTACAGGAACAGGTTGGTGAAGGCACTGTAGGTGAACAGATTGACGCTAAAATCGTTGAGCTGAAACTTACTGAAACATATGAGCCAATTGGTACTGGTGCTGCTGAAGCCGCAAAGGTACAGACAAAGCTTGATGAAGAAGTAACTCGTGCTAAAGCTGCTGAAGAAGCAAACGCAAAGGCTGCTTCTGATGCACAGGCTGATGTTGATGCATTAGCTGAGAAAGTTGGCGAAGTTCCTGCTGACAAAACTGTTGTTCAGATGATTTCTGATGCACAGACAGCGGCTACTTACGACGACACTCAGGTTAAGGCTAATATCAAATCTAACACAGATGCTATTGCTCTGTTAAATGATGGTTCTACTGTTGCTGGTTCCGTTGATTACAAGATTGCACAGGCTGTTGCCGCAATCATGGAAAATCCGGACGAAACAATGAACTCTATCAATGAGTTAGTAACATGGTGTAATGACCACGCCGAAGATGCTTTAGAGTTAAATAATAAAGTATCTGCTAACGCTGACGATATTGCTGCTCTTGAGGCTCTTGTAGGTGAAACTGGTGTTGCACAGCAGATTACTGATGCTATCAATGCTGCTTTAAAGATTGATGGTGTTGATAAATATGCTCTTGCTACTGACTTAACTGCTGCTATTGCTCGTATTGTTGCTTTAGAAGCTAAAGCTCATGAACACGCAAACAAAGAAGTAATCGACGGTATTACTGCTGAGAAAGTGAGTGCATGGGATGCTTCTGAACAGAATGCTAAAGACTACGCAGATGGTCTTGCTGGTAACTACGACGCTAAAGGTACTGGTGCTCAGGCTCTTGCTGATGCAAAAGCATATGCAGACGGTCTTGCTGGTAACTATGATGCTTCTGGTTCTGCTGACACAGCAGAAGCTAATGCTAAGGCTTATGCCGATGGTTTAGCTGATAATTATGACGCTGCTGGTTCTGCATCTACTGCTGAAGCTAACGCTAAAGCATACGCAGATTCCCTTGTAACAACATGGGGTTCTTTTTAATAACTAAATAATCTACGCACCATTTGGTGTAGTTCCGATTATGGAGAGGGCGATTTAGGTCGTTCCTCTCCTTTTGTTATGCAATAACCGGACTCAAGATGAGGAGGTATTGAAATTGAGTTTATTTAAAATTTTGAGAGGTAACAGCTCTCGTATTTCTACTGATGTTACTCCATTTCATGACGGATGGTGCTACTACACTTCTGATGATGGTGGTTTTTATATCGACTCAGAAGAGGAAGACGGTTCTCAAAAGAGAACTCGTATTAACCCAGAAGGTATAGCTTCGAATCAAGGTGCTGAAAATGCCGGGAAGGTTCTTGGTGTAGATGAGAATGGTGATGTCATTCCTGTCGCATCGGTATCTGCTGGCTCGATTTTAAAATGGGGCGACTTGAATGGAGCAAATGGATAACGCAAAAGAAAGGAGAGCTTAGATGAAATATACAGATAACTATGCTTTTAATCTTCCAGAGTATAGCGATGTTATTGACATCGAAAATATCAATGACAACTTCACTGTCATTGACAAAGAGTTAATTGCCTTAGAGTCCGCTTTCAACTCTGCGATAGACAACATCATTGCCTCTGCTTTTGTGTCTGGTGGATTAACTACTGGGCTTCAATCACGCTCAGGCGATGAACTTTGTACAAGAGATAGCAAGGTAATCTTTGTTATCAGAAAATTTTAACATGATTAAAGGAGAACTAATATGAGTGTAAATATTAACAATTTACAGGTCATTACTGACTTGCAGGCTGCTGATACTGTTCTTGTAGATACTGATTCCGTAGGTACTGGTATCGCTACTATGGAAAGTGTTAGTCAGTTCATGAAGGATATCTTTTTAGCAGGCGGAGTTCCTTATGGTAAGGAATTAACTGAAAGCTGGGCTGACTTACAGACTCGTATCAAAGCAGGCGATTTTTCTGGTATTCACATTGGTGACTACAAAACAATCACACTTACTACTGGTGAAAAGGTAATAATGGAAGTTGCTGGTATCGACCAGTATTACAAATGTGGTGATACTTCTATTGGTCATCATATCGACTTTATTAGCCGTGACTGTTTAGCAGGAACTAAGCAGTTCAATACAACTAATGTAAACAATGGCAATGAGGCAGAACCTAACCCTTGGCGTGCTTCTGCTCTTTTCACAACATTGAATAGTACAGTTTATGGTACTCTTCCAACCGACTTAAAGTCATGCATCATTCAGAAACGTGCATTGCTCGAAAGTAGATACTCTGCTTCTGGTGCATTAACTGAACCTTCAGGATGGGCTTGGAATGATATGGGTAACTTATGGCTTCCTACCGAAGTTGAAGTATTCGGTACTGCTCATTGGAGTCATAAAGGTTACGGTACAGCCGGTGGCGGTTGCAACCTACAGTATCCAATTTTCAAAGGTGGTGCTAAACACATCATCAAAGGTGCTGGTAATGGTGGTGGTCGCTGTTATTGGTGGGAGGCTTCTGCTTATAGCGGTCAGTCCGCTAATGTGTGCTATGTCGCCAACAACGGCGTTGCCGGCAACTACGTTGCGTCGAATACGAATATCTACGCTCCGCTGTGCTTCCGTATCGGCTAATCATGGCTGAGATATAACCATACTGTTATGAAGAATAGCCGTTTGTCTTACCCCTATATGGGGTAGACAACGGCGAAAGAAAGGAACTTATGAGTGTATTAAAGAACAAGAGATCGCAGAGCAAGCTTGAGTTTTATCATACTGCGATTTTAATCAGAAATGAACTCACTAAATTTGTCATGAATGAAAAGATAGTACCGAAACGATGGAGACCGGTATTTACTTTTCCTATTATAGATAAGGGCATTTTACTTGTTGACCACATTACCGCTGCAAACACAATCTATCCGCAAAATGTGCATGAAGCTGAACGTCGTAGAGATTTTCAAACAGATGCAATTATTGTTGTAGAACAGATTATACAACTATTGCAGTATATGTTGTCAACACTAAATCTTGACCCGAATAAATTTCAACCTCTTACAGAAATGTTACTCAAGGAATCCACTCTTCTACGTGGATGGAGAAAATCTGACAACAGATTTCTATCAAAACTTGATGAAACAGACTCTGATAAACAGGCTGATACATAAATAAAACTTGGTTATGTACTGTTATATGTGTCGCTGGGTGGTCGCTGTAATTGGTGGGAGGCTTCTGCTAATAGCGGTAATTCCACTAATGTGTGCTATGTCAACAACAACGGCAATGCCAACAACAACAATGCGTCGAATACGAATATCTACGCTCCGCTGTGATTCCAATGCGGTAATGAGAAAACCGGGGCAGTCCAAGTAAGCTTTATAAGCCGAACGCAGTCCCTAATTATTTGGAAGGAGTGCATGACCATCCCTATAGGGTAAATTAAAGTCTTGATGTGATTGGGCGGACGCTATCGTGCATGGTAGAAAGTTTGAGTGTATCTTTCTATTTCATGCCCAGTATCACTATGTAGCTAGATCAAACACTATAGCGTTTATCGTGAACCGCTATACAAGGCTTAAAAGTGAATAAAAAGGAGTGTAACGTAACTAATGACATCGCTTGAACGAAGACGTGAAGTAAGATATCAACGTCGTAAAGCCAAGAGAGAGGAAAAGAAAAAGAAACATTATGCTTCTTATGATAACTATAAAAATATTTATAGCTACTCTTCTTTGTTTTACGCAAACAAAATTTCCTTACGAAATGTAAGTTGGAAAACGAGTGTTCAGCGATATCAGATGAATTTGTTACGGAATATTTCTGAAACTCACAATAAATTGATAAGAAATGAAGATATTACAAAAGGGTTCGTAGAATTTGACTTAATGGAACGTGGAAGGCTTCGCCATATTAGGAGTGTCCATTACTCGGAGCGTGTTGTCCAAAGAAGTGCCTGTGATAACGCATTAGTACCAATGCTTCAAAGAAGCTTGATATATGACAACGGTGCTTGTCTGAAAGGTAAAGGTGTAGATAGGTCACTTAATAGACTAAAAGCACATCTTCAGCAATTCTACAGAGCTAATAATTTTAGTAACGAAGGCTATATCGCCATCTTTGATTTTTCCAGTTACTTTGACAATATATTGCACGAAAAATGTTTCCAAACGTTCGATAGTGTATTTACAGACGAAAATATCGTCACGCTACTACACTCTTTCGTAACACCGTTTGGATATCCACTTGCGACAGTTAACTGGAAACGTTCTCTTAATAAACATTCGCCAGATGCATATACTGGCAAAAGTTTAGGATTGGGCAGTCAGGTATCACAAATCACTGCTGTTAGTTATCCAAATTCATTAGACCATTATATTAAACAAGTACTACGTGTTAGGTGGTACGGAAGATATATGGATGATGGATATATGATTTTTAAGACAAAAGAAGAAGCAAAATTGGCAATAGCCGCTGTTATAGAATACAGCAAATCTCTTGGAATTGTCATTAATCAAAAGAAAACCAAGCTATGTAAACTTGGTGCAGGTTTCAAATTCTTGAAAACACGAAATGTGTTGACTTCAACCGGAAAGGTTATTCGTCGTATGTGTCCAGACAGTATTACCAGACAACGAAGAAAACTTAAGAAGTTCAAAGCAATGCTAGACCGAGGTGTAATGTCGTTAAAAGATATTTCATGCTCATATGGGTCTTGGAAAGGTTATGCTTTGCATCGAGGTGGATATATGTCTGTTAAAAATATGGATATGTTGTTTGAAAGGTTATTTGGAATTCCTGCTCCACAATGCAAATTACAATAATTTTGGAGGTCAATATGAATACTGAAATGAGAATCTCACGCGAACAGATGATTGCTAACATTATTGCTGCACAGTACAGCATCGACGATCAGATTGCAATCTTAAGACAGAAAGACTCTAAGCCTGAAGAATACGAAGCATTCTATAACTTTGCTGAGGAAGTAAAGGCAAATGTTACTGCTGAGTATGAAGCAATCGCAATTGCTGAAGCTGAAGCCGCTGCTGCTCAGGCTGAATAATGGATAGTCTTAAATACGGTGAAGAATTAAAGGTCATTGTTCTGGCTAAACGTTTGATTAAGCACACAATGACCTTAACAAACAATCCGAATCGTTATCCTAAAAAGGCACGATTCACTATTGCTGACCCAATGCAAAAGACAGTTATTGAAATTTATAAGCAATTATTGAAAGCAAACTATATGAATACTAAAAACAAAGAACAACTTGCACAACGCATACAATGTCAGTCTGAGGCTGTATACCTATGCGATGTGCTTTTGTTATATATAGAACTTTCTCTTGATGCTAAATACATAAATGACAAAAGCTGTGAATATTGGGTTAGACAGGTTATGGATGTTAAAAGAATGACTTTGGCATGGAAAAATGGAGATATAAAAAGGTCAAACTTTTAAATATGTGGGGTATGTCTTGTTTATTGCTTCGCTCTCCGAATGCTGGCAATTCGTACAACGTTCGCTATGTAGATCGCGACGGTGACTATAACAATTGCAATGCGTACAACGGCATGTTGGGCGTGCGTCCCGCTTCGGTGATTAATTCGACTTAGTAGGCATTATGCCAAACACAATATTTTCACTACCAAAGGAAGACATATCCCGTCCTTGACCATATGGTCAATGGATAAATACAAGATTGTCGATGTCTGATGTCGATGGTATATCAGGCTATACACGGCAAGGAATTACAATTGAATATCGAAAGAAAGGACTGATAAGAATGTGTGAAGATACTTCATTATACGAACAGATTTATTCTTTTAGCAATATAAAACGAGCCTTTTATGATTCACGTCATGGCAAGTTAAACAATGTGTCTGCTAATAGATTCGAGATAAATATGCTCAGTGAATGTGTCAGACTTTCTGATGAATTAAAGAATAAGACATATTCAGCAGGGAAGACAACACGTTTCAAAGTATATTATCCAAAGGAGAGAGATATTGAATCTAGCACATTCCAAGATAAAGTAGTCCAACACTCCTATTGCGATAACGTATTATACCCTACTATCTGCAATAGATTGATTTACGATAACTTTGCCTCTCAGTATGGCAAGGGGACAAGCTTCGGTTTAGATAGACTTAAACTGCAATTACGTCATTACTTCTTTTCAAACAAATCAAAGGCTGAGGAATTCCGCAGACAAAATGGTTTACCGTTTATTCCGGTTGAGCAAGGACATTATGCTGACGGGTGGATTTTAAAGTGTGATATTAGAAAATTCTTCGCTCACATCGAGCATAATTCGGTTAAGGAAAAATTGAAGAAGTTATTTAATGACGAAGATATTAAATGGCTATCTGGTGTAATCATTGACTCCGTTAGCATAAGTGATGATACTGGATTACCCATTGGATATCAAAGCAGTCAGTTATATGCTCTGGTTTTATTAAATGGATTAGACCATCTCGTCAAGGAAAAACTGCACATTAAAGGATATGGTAGATATGTTGACGACTTCTATTTAATACACCATAGCAAATCCTATCTACAAGAATGCTTGTGTATTATCAAAGATTATTTAGGACAGTATGGATTAGAATTGAATGAAAAGACACAAATACTTCCAATGAAAAACGGAATTGATTTTCTTGGATTTCATACATACATTACTGATACTGGAAAAGTAATATGCAAGTTAAGAAAACGTAGCAAAGAAAATATGAAAGTTAAATTGCGTAGACTTGCAAAGGATTACCACGAAGGTATTATCAGTCTGGACAAAATTATAGAATATTATGGCAGTTGGCGTTCTCACGCTTCTTATGGAGATACATACCATCTACTTCGTAGTATGGATGATTATTTCTATAAGCTTATTGGACTACCATATGAAGATTGTTTATGTGCGTAAAGGCGGTGATTACAATGATTTATATGATTACTGGTAAACGCCACAAAGAACTTACTAAAAATGAGTTCAACAGACAACTTGCTGAAATCAAAAAGGTTAATCAGCAAATAGAGTATAGAAATCGCCTTGAAAAAGAGCGTTTGAAATACAAAAAGAAGATACATATTGAGACAAGCAAATTGCTTGCCGTGTATTTATTCGCATTATTGAATGTGGTTGTTATATATTCATTGATTGCAATGTGGCATTTTGCCGACCTATCCTATTTGGGTATTTTGATTTCAGACATTGCTGCTCAGGTTCTGATTTATGCTATCTATTGTTTAAAAGCATACAAAGCAAAGAAATCGGAGGAAGACCTGAAATTCAGGCGTGAAAGATTCACCAGTACATTAGGTGATGTATTAAGTGCTGGTGCTGAAAGTACGGAACCAATACCTACCATTACTGGTAGTGTTGATATAGTTGAAACCACAGTAGACGACTCTGCTGTTGGATAATTAAAGGAGGATTGTATATGACAGTTGCAACTTTTGTTACACTCCTAACCATCTTCTCTACTGTCACTGGTTTGGCTGTAGAAGCAATCAAGAAAATTCTTGATGAAAAGAAGAAAACATATTCTTCTAATATTTTAGCGTGTGTTGTTGCATGTGTAATAGGTATTAGTGGAACTGGTGTCTATTATGTTTTCATGGCTATTCCATTCACAGCTATAAATATCATTTGTATGATAATTATGGGTGGTGCTTCTGCAATCGGAGCAATGGTTGGATACGATAAGGTCATTCAGACTATCGGACAGTTCAAAAATAAATAAAGACGACATTAGAAAGACCGGCTCTATGGCTGGTCTTTTTGTTATGGAAGGAAGTGAAGCTCTATGTCGCTTACCGGAACTACAAATGAACAGAAAATTTGGAATTACCTAAAGTCAAAAGGGTTGAATAACTACGGAATTGCTGGACTGATGGGTAATTTATATGCAGAAAGTGCATTAAATCCTAAAAACTTACAGCAATCTTATGAAAAGAAATTAGGTTATACAGATGAAACTTATACTTCCGCTGTAGATAGTGGAAAGTACACAAACTTCATCAAAGATAGTGCTGGGTATGGGTTGGCACAGTGGACTTACTGGAGTAGAAAACAAAATATGTTGAACTTTGCTAAGTCTAAAGGAAAATCTATTGGAGATTTGGAAATGCAGCTTGATTTCTTATACAAAGAATTAAGCGAAGGATATAAATCCGTATTAAATGTTTTGAAAACTGCCACTTCGGTAAAACAGGCATCAAATTCAGTATTACTAAATTATGAACGTCCTGCAAATCAAGGAGTATCAGTTCAAAACAAACGTGCTAAATACGGTCAGACTTATTATGACAAGTTTGCACAAACTGTACAAACAAGTACAACAACTGATAAAGGGGGAACTGCAATGACAGAAATGGAATTGAGAGAGAAAGTTGTTTCTATTGCAAAGAAGTATTATGGTTGTAAAGAATCTGACGGTTCTCATAGAAAAATCATTGACGGCTATAATGCAGTGAAGCCACTTGCACGAGGATATGCTGTAAAGTATACCGATGCGTGGTGTGCAACTTTCGTATCTTTTGTTGGAATTGAAGCTGGATTAACAGATATTATGTTTAGAGAATGCGGTTGTGGTGCAATGATCCAGTTATACCAGAATGCTGGCAGATGGATTGAAAACGACGGATATGTACCACAGATTGCAGATATTATCATGTATGACTGGGATGACAATGGCTCTGGCGAATGTACTGGATATCCTGAACATGTTGGTATTGTTGTTTCTGTAAATGGTAATACAATGAAAGTTATCGAAGGTAATATCAGTAATCAAGTTGGTTATAGAGATATTGCTGTAAACGCAAGATATATTCGTGGTTACTGTATTCCTAACTACGCAAGCAAAGCGTCTAAGGCAACTGCAACAACTAAACCTGCTACTTCTACAACTACACAACCATCTACATCCACATCTACTGCTCTTAACAGAACAGTAAAATGGAATGGATATGTTACTGCTAGTGAACTGAATGTAAGAACTTGGGCTGGTACTGAAAACAAAACTTGTTCCTTTAGTCCGCTTAGAGAAGGTGTCGAAGTTGGCGTGTGTGACTCTGTTAAAGACAGTAAAGGTACTATTTGGTACTATATCAAATATGCTGGTAAATACGGCTTTGTTTCTTCTAAGTATATTCAGAAGAAAGATATTGTAACAAATACGACACCTGCGTCTTCTACCGGAAAGATAGATTACGCACAGTCATATTTGAAATCTCTTGCTGGTACATACAAAACAACTGCAAATCTGAACCTTAGAGCTGGTGCCGGTACTTCTAAGAAGAGCCTATGCATCATCCCGAAAGGTGAAGAGGTTAAGTGTTATGGCTACTACTCTACGTTCAATGGAACAAAATGGTATTTTGTAGTCTATAAAACTTATACAGGTTTTGCTTCGAGCAAATATTTAAAAGAATAATTGAGTTAAAGGCATCTGAAAAACGATGCCTTTTATTTTTAAGGAAAGGCGTGGTATCAGATGATTAGCTATATTGAATATTTAGGGATTCCAACCTTTATCGGATTGGTAATTGTTGGATTCCTTTGCTTTCTTCAGATTGTAGGTGCAATCTTGGAGTTTAGAGGAAAGGTTGTTCCTGAAATTATGAGTATAAAAAAATACATACAGAGAAAGAAGCAGGAAAAGAAAGTTCTTAGTGAACTTCCTGAGTTATTTAATGAATTTAGACAGGTTCCCGAAACGTTAAAGCAGGTACAGGAATTGCTTAATAATGTTGAACAGCATTACAGTACCGATAATATTACTAAACGTGATGGTTGGATTCATAGTGTAAATGATAAGCTAGATTCTTATGATAAGTTGGTGCAGGAATTAGGTAAGAAACTTGATAAGAATAATGATGATACACTTGCATTACTTATTGATAATAAACGTAATACTATTATCAATTTTGCGTCATTTGTAGCAGATGAAAAGAACTCTGTTACAAGAGAACAGTTTAATCGTATCTTCAAAATCCATAAAGAGTATGAAGATATTATTGAGAAAAATGGTCTTACAAATGGCGAAGTAGATATTGCATATCGTATCATTACTGAAGCGTATGAAAACCATATGCGTAATCATTCGTTCCTTGAGGATATTCGAGGATATTCTGTAAATAAATAATCGACGAGGGAGTCATCAAAATAAATTTTGGCTACCCTCGTTTTTTTTGTCCACTTTCTATTGACAAAATATGAAGAAATGTAGTATAGTACATATGTCTCAAAGAAGTTTCTTTGATGCAAAGTCGAGGTTTAATCCGACGCAGTTACGATGGTAGTCATCTGCTACCATTGGTGGACTTGTGTTGGATTATTTTTTTTGTATCAAAGGAGTGAAAATATGGCAGAAATTACAACAAGAAAACGAGGTTCTAAATGGGAATATCGTTTTGAAGCCGCTAAAATCAACGGCAAAAGAAATCAGATCAGTAAGGGTGGATTTAAAACAAAGAAAGAAGCTCTTGAGGCAGGAACAAAGGCTCTTGCAGAGTACAACTCTTCCGGTCTTCATTTTACGCCAACAGATATGTCGTACAACGACTATTTAGACTATTGGCTTGAGGAGTACTGTAGAGTCAATTTAAAGCGTACTACGGTTGAGAACTATGAGAAACGCATACGTCTTCATATAAAGCCTGTATTAGGCGTATACAAGCTCACAGCCCTATCTCCTGCCGCCTTACAAAGCTTTATAAACAAAATGTTCAATAGTGGATATTCAAGAAATACATTGACAACGGTTAGAAGGATTCTTTCTGGTTCACTTAACTATGCTGTTGATACTGCACAGTTTATACAGACAAATCCTATGCGTAAAGTAAGAATACCTTCTGATAGAGCGACTCCAGAAGTGCCAACAAGACAGGCTCCGCATACCTATATTCCAAAGGATATAATTGATGAGATTTTTCAGAGATTTCCAGAAGGTTCATCTCCTTTTATACCAATGCAATTTGGATATAGATGTGGAATGCGTTTAGGAGAAGCCTTTGCGATATGTTGGAATGATATAGATTTTGAAAACAAAACTGTAAGCATTAACAAACAAGTTCAGTGGGATAACGAGAAGAAATGTTGGTACTTTTCAGACCCGAAATACAATTCATTTAGAACGATTGATATAGACAACGTATTATGTGATATTCTAAAAAGAGAATACGATAAGCAACAGCGTGCTAAAGCATTCTATGAGAGCGACTACACAGAATTGTATGTAAATCCTATAAGAGAATTAAATAGTGAGGGAGACGGAGTAAGAATTCACCCTGTAGCAGTTAGACAAAATGGTGAATATATTATACCAAGAACAATGCAGCATACAAGTGGTATCATTCATCATGAAATGGGCTATAAGGCTTTTACATTCCATTCATTTAGACATACCCACGCTACTATGCTTGCAGAGTCTGGAGCTCCTTTAAAGTACACTCAAGAACGTTTAGGACATAAAGACATTACTGTAACAATGCAGATATACCAACACGCATCTGAAATAATTCGACAGAGTGGAATTGCAATATTAGATTCGATGTTTGATAATCAGAAAGCTTTGGAGCAAAATGAAAATACAGAAAATGCGTAAAAAAAGGGGGATAGGATTCATTTCCTACCCCTCATTATTTTGCCCACATCTTATATTTTGGTGGACAAAGCGTGGACAAATTGTGTTTTTTACTGTTTTTAATGAGATATCTGATTAATGCTCAAATCTCGAAAACCTAGAAATTTCCAGCCTTTGCTGCTTCTTCAATGGAAACTGCTACTGCTACAGTCATACCAACCATTGGGTTGTTACCTTTTCTTATTCCGTTTCCTTTATTGTAACTTATCATAACTTATTCTCCCTTAAAATAACGTATTTTCAAGCAAATAACAGCAGTTATGTGATGGTTGGATTCTAATTGTAACTTATCATAACCTATTTTAACTCACAGCTACTTAGCTTGCGTGGGCAAATCGTGGACAGATGAGTTTTGTCCACCACACCCCTGTCACTGTCGCTATTATATACGATTTCTTCAGGGTTCGTCAAGTCATAACCTTCGTATTCTTCAAGGAATCTAAGCAGGCTTTCTTTTCGTATTTTATACGAACCAAGCTTTAATGCAGGAAGTAATCCTGTATTGATTAGTTTGTATACATACGATTGATTTGTATGTATGATTTCAGATACCTCTTTTACAGTAAAAACTATTTTGTCCATTTGACCACCTTTCTAGTTGTGACCTGTTGAACCGAATCCGCCCCTGTCTTTACCTTCGAGGTGTGCAACTTCTGTAAACTGAAGATTATCCATTTTCTTTACGATTCTGAACTGGCAAATTCTATCATTTTTGTTGATAATGGTATCTCTCATTGCCAATACAGGCATTCCCCAGATGTCGTTATCTCCGCTATAAGAGTTATCAATAACTCCCATACTGTTCGTTTGTAGAATTCCCCATTTCTTATATGTGGAACTACGTGGAACGATATGTGCCTCATATCCATCTGGTAATTTCATTGATACACCAAGAGAAATAATTCTAAACTCTCCTGCTTTCAATTCGATTGTTTCTGCCGAACGTAAATCAATCCAATCTCCAATTTCTGTCTGTTCGATTTTTTCAACAGAGTCATCATGATACTTGATTAAAATATTATTCATATACGCTTTCTCCTCGTTCAAAGACATTAAGTAAATATTCATTTTTGTTAGCATGGCTACTTGTTTGAAAAGAAAGGTTTTTGCCTTTATACTTTTCTCTCATTTCGCACTGTACTTTGCTATTTTCTGCAAATCCAAATTTCATTTGTTCATCGAATGATTCAAATCTTACCGTTTCCAATAAAGTAAAAGACATAATACTACCCCGCAATGACCTTTAGAAACTCGTCTTCAGATACATCAGATATTTCTCTTTCTGTATTAAGCGAAGGAGCTACGAACCAATCTTTACTAAACCATTCAAGATTAATTTCTCTTCTTTCAATATGTCTGCGTCTCGCTTCTATTTCCTCTAAACATTCAACGTGTGCGTACACATCTCTCATTAGCATATAATCAGTATCTTCATCTATGACAAGCAAATGTGCCTTATACCCACGAGCACGACCTGAATGAGGTATAATTTCTATGCGACTTCCGTTTTCAAAATATATATCAAAGTCTCTACTCATTCGAAAATCGTGTGTTTCATAATCATTCGTGTTGCCTAGATAATACATAATCATATTTCTAATACTCTCAATTCGTCTTGGACTTGCTAATACGAAACCCACTCTATATCCTCTTCGTCTACGACACATGGATATTGCGTATTGAATTCCTTCTTCGTTTAAATAGATCATTCAATACATCCCTTCTATACAATTTTTGCTACTGAAACAATATTTTTCAATAACGATGTAACTGTCATCACACCAACTCCACCGGGAACCGGTGTCAAGAAACACACTTTGTTTTTAAAATCATCAGCATCAACATCACCTACCAACTTTCCTTCTGAGTTTCTGTTGATACCAACATCAATTACAATAGCACCATCTTTTACCATATCTGCCGTAATAAACTTTTCTCTTCCTACAGCAGATATAACAATATCAGCTTTCTTACATATATCTGCCAAATTATTTGTAAATGAATGACATGTCGTAACTGTGGCGTTTCTTTGTAAAAGCATTGTAGCAATAGGTTTTCCAACTATATCGCTTCTACCAATGACCACACAATTTTTACCTGTAATATCTACTCCCAACGAGTTAATTATTTCCATAATTCCAGTTGGTGTACATGGTGCGATGACATAGCTGTTATTTACAAGCCTTCCTACATTTTCATATGTAAGAACGTCCACATCTTTACTTGGTGTGATTGTGTTCATAATAACCGCCGTATCAAGATGCTTTGGCAATGGTAATTGCACAAGAATACCATGAATATGCTCGGCGAAATTAAGTATTCTGATTAAACTTACAACCTCATATGTAGATACCGTATCTGGTAA